CTTTTTGTACAGCGGCGACACAAACTGGTTCGGGTCTTTGACGCGAACCGTGTCTCCCTCAATCGGCTCCCACTCATCGGCATAACCAGCGGATGCAGGAGACGGCTCGTTGGCGTCATTTGGTGTAGTCATGTTTTCTCCTCGCCGCTCCTGATCCGTAGCGTTCGCCAACTAGCCAACAACCACGCCGGTGTATTTTTCCGTCTCCGCGAGCAGTTCTTCGGCTCTCTTGACAGCCAAGTGCCTGTCCTCAAACCACTGCTCAAAAGACTCGGCGTTGTCTTGTCCGCGACCCTTCTTTGGGAAGCCGTCAGACAAGACGCCGTCCAACATCGACGCGACCGACCGCAGTTGCGCCCGCAGGCTGCAAATCGTTTCAGTCATTTCTGCTTCGGCATGTGTCATCGCTTTCTCCTTTGTTGTTTCTGCCACGCCAGTGATTTTACTCATGCCTTGTCAAGCGTAAACCTTGGCGAACCAACGGATGCAGCGGACAGCGTTGCATCGTCTTTAGGCATGGTGAGTCCTTTCATCGCTGCCGCTGATCCTGCGTGTTCTCAGCCCAGCCGTTCCAGCAACCCGCGAAGGGTTGCAATGTCTTTCCTGCCAACGTCTCCGATCTGACTGTTGTCCTCGCACCATTGCAGCCAAGACAAGTCTCTCTCAATCGCCTCCCGCTCCTCGTCGGTGAGCCGCAGCCGTTCGATCTCCCTCGCGGCGTCATGGCACACCCAGTAGCGTTCCTCATCATCTGTGCCGATGAGGTTCGCTGGTGCCAGCCGCAGTCGGTCGCAGATGTCCACCTTGCTCATGTTTCGCCGCTCCTGATCCTTCACGTTATGCCCCAGCATCCGCCGCCGCGTCGATCAGCGCTTTGCCGAGCAGCCTTGCCAACTCCGGAGACACCGTGAAACGAATGTTTCCAAAATGCTCCTTGCTTGCAGCGTCCGGCGTGCAGACCCCAACGCAGCCCAGCCCGTCGCCGTCAGGGCCAACCTCAATGCAAGCTCCGCAGGCGTCGTCGTAGATTCGGCGGCTAAGTTCCACGCTGTATGCCATTCCTTTCTCCTTTTGTGAATCCACCCGGCATAACCACGCGATGCTGCGGACGAGCCGCTGATCGCATCGCTCACTTCGTCCGCTCCAGCAGCCCCCGCACCACTCGCTCGGTGAAGTCCACGCAACGGTACGATGCGTCCTCCGCGACACCATGCAGAACATCCCGCTCCTCGTCGGTGAGTCGCACCGTTTCGCGCCCATCTACTGCACCGTTTCGCAGCCGCTCAATCTCATTTGCGGCCCGCTCGCAAAGCGTGTCAACGACCTTGCTGGAGTAAGCCCGGTCGCGCAGCTGTTGGACGATGTCTGTCACAGATCGCACTCCAGCAGGCCGGCAGGGATCATGTTGCGGATCGTCTCTGCGAGGTCCATCGCTTCGCTGTCGGCGTCACTGTGCTTGACAAGAGATCGGCACTTGTTGTCGATGTCTGACAAGGCCCGCAACGCCTGATGGCCGGACAGCGCAGCATGAAACTCATAGTCGTCGTCAGGCAGCGTGAAGTTTAGCGAGGCGCGCATGGTGGACTCCAAAGGTTAACGAGAAGCAAAAGCGCGGCCAGCACCGCGTAGAAGTAAAGGTCCGGCATTGTGTCGATGTAATTCATGGCCAGTTGGGGTACAGCAGTACGCCGCACCGCGTCTCAGGGTCAAGCACCTCCACCGCGGCGGTGCGTGGGAATGTCGCACTTACAAGGGCGCAGATTTCGTCATACGGCAGGGCGTCCAGGACCTCCGCATGCTCATCCGCCCAGGTCTGCACGGTCGCGTGATCGCACGCAAACCCGGGGTCCTCGTCGCCGCAGTTGAGCCACAGCCGCATGGAAAACCGCGGCTGATGGATCATTACCATGTTCTCCCTAACTACCATGATGGACCTCCTTGGTGTCCTTGCAGTAGTAACCATCCCCGGGGACCTCTCCCCAGGAATCAACCAGGCTCTTTCGGAGCCTTGCGACCTCTGCCTCTAGGGCTCGGATCACACTTGTCATCTCCGCCGCCCGCCTCTCCGAACGCTCCAGACGCTCCGTCAACCCACTGCAGGCCGGAGGTGGAGAACAGCAGCTCGCAGAGCTGAGAGGCGGGCCGGAGGAACTTGGAAGGGGCGACGAGGGTGGGCATGGCGAACCCTCGCATGCTGTCAAAGACGACACGCTCCTGCCAAGATCCGTCGCGGTCGATTGCGCAAAGCCACACCCAGTGACCCGTGACCTGCGAGATGTAGACCCAGGCGAACGGCTGCTCGCCTCGCCTGAGGCCGGTGACGTCATCGACAAAGACGGTGTCATAGGGGAAGTCTTCCGGTCCGGTGAACTCAAGGTTGCGGAGCTTTATTTCGATGGCCACCGCCGCCACTGCGTCCGGGGTTGGACAGAAGTCCGCTCTTGGATTGTGGTCCGGGAGGACGAGCTTGACCCCGTTTGCGACAGCGCGACCGTGGGTCGTCCTCATCTGGGCCACCCACTTGCCCTCGGCCTGGTGGGCTTTGCCCAGGACTGCCAGGAACTTCTCCTTGGACCATCCTTTCGATGTTGATTTGCCGGACGCGGGCTGCCCTCCTGGCGATTTCCGCGGGCCCCATTTCTTTGGCATCGATGTCCTCCCAAAGCTCCGTGCTAAGCGGCTCTGCCCTGCGGATGTCCGATGACCTCCGCTCGCAATCCGCAACCTGGTCCACCGTGACCCTGAACGCACGGGCGATGTCAGCGTGGGTACGATCCGGATAGCCAAGACTCAGGACGATCAGCCGGTCCCGGCTCGGCAGGCGATGCCTCCGCAGCAGGGCGACCATCTTCTTGCCGACGTCCGGGCTCAGATCTAGCGACTCCCACACCTTGCGGGCCGGCTCCCGGTTGACGAACACCCGCCTCCAGATGTCCGGCGCCACCGCGAGGGGCACGCCCAAAGAACCAATCCTTAACTCTTGTCCACAGCGAACGCTTAGGCTCATGGTCCTCCTCCTGAGGGGCGAAAGGGAAGGCTTCGTCAATCCTGAACACCGCAGCGATCTCATCGACCGTGTCCTGCAAGAGAGCGTCGGCGCGCCTTTTCACGGTGGAAGAATGACTTCTGCCATCCCTTGATGTTGGTCTGCCGTAACGCCCAGTCGATGTATCCATCGTCCAGTTCCCCCATGCGGCGACCCGCGTTCCGCCCACGCAGCGGGCAGCGGTACTCGCTGATGCACTTCTTCTTGCCAACAAGCTCAACGTCATGGCCGTGCAGCGTGCCGGTCGCCTGGCCCGTCATGCCGCGGAGCGATTCCTCAAGCAGCTTGGCCTTGCGAACGTCGTCGGCCGCCTGGGCCAGGAGGTCGCCGGGATCCTCGGCGTCGCCTTCCTCGGCCCGCTTGCGGGCACGGATGACAACCTCCTTGTCCTCGTCGTCCTTGGCGAACATGTCCACCGCCGTGACGATGGAGTGGTCCTCCGTGGTCCCGGTGATGTCCACAATCTTGAACCAGGGCTTATCGCCGGATGCGATAGACAGCAGCCTCGCGGCAACGCCCTCCATGCCTGGTGCAGACAGCTCGTCGCGGCCATCCACATCACCAGGGGCCGGGCGGGTTGCCCGTCCGATGACCTGCTTGAACAGCACCCGGCTGCGTGTCGGCCGGAACATGAACACCGTCCGCGTGACCGGGGCATCGAAGCCCATGGTTGCGATCTGGCAGTTGCAGAGCAGGTCGATCTCTCCGTTGCGGTACCTGTTGATGACCAGGTTCCTCTCGTCGTCGCTCTGGATCCGCGTGTCGCCAACGATGTACGCCGCCCGCATGCCGTAGGCGTTCTGCGCCAGCTCTGCCAGGGACATGGCGGTGCGAACGCCAGGCAGGAACGCCAGGGCCGCACCGACGCGTTCCTTCTGGACGATCAGGCACATCTGGTGCAGCGGGCGAGCGGCGCCGAGGACCAGGTCCAGGTCGCCGGCCGAGAGGTCGCCGCCGGTAACCTTGACGTTCTTGGTGTCCAGCCCATCCACGCGGACAACCTTGGCCCGCGGCGACAGGCACCACCCCTCCTCAATGCCACGCTTCAGGTCGTACTCAAACGCGACCGTCTCGTAGAAGTCCATCAGCCGCCGGCCGTCCATGCGGAACGGCGTGGCCGTGAACCCAATGACGATCCCGCCGTGGGCCTGGAAGTCCCGCAGCATGGCCAGGACGGCCTCTGAGAACTGCGTGTGAGCCTCGTCAACGATGATCAGCCGGTACCCAAGGAATCGCTTGTACCGCTTCTCCTTGCCGGCCAGCAGCGACTTGACGCACGCCACCACCACGCGGCCCCCGTAGGAGCCCGCCCACTGGTTGGCCATTTCCACTTCCGTGTACTCGCCGGTCACGCGGTCGGCCGTGTCGGCGCACTGCCAGACCAGCTCACGCAGCGGTGCGATCACCAGCACCTTGCTGTTGCTGCACATCCGTGCCAGCAGGCTGAAGACCACCGTCTTCCCTGCGCCAGTGAACAGGACGGCCAAGATCGCCTTGGCCCCCTGGGCAATCGCTGCAAGGATCCGCTCGCAGCACTCTTCCTGATAGTCTCTCGGCTTCATGTCGCCCTCCTTGTTGGCGGTGGCGCTGGGGGCATCCCACCCCCAGCGCCGTAATCCGTTCGCCAGCCGGCCTCATGCCAGCACAGTGCCCTAGAACGCAGACTCCTCCTGCCGCTCGCGGGCACCACCCAGCAGCGTCAGCTCGCGGACCTGAAGGCCCACGTGCGTCCGCTTCTGGCCATCCTTCTCGTACGTGCGGCTCTTGAGAGAGCCGATCACACAGATCGTCTTGCCGCGGGTCAGGTACTCAGACACCTGCCCAGGCCGCCAGTAGTCGCAGTCCAGGAACAAGACCTCGCCGTCCTTGCGGCCGTTGACCGCAATGGCGAACGAGGCAACCTCGTTCTCACCGACCATCTTGACCTCGGCATCGCGCGTGAGATTGCCGACAAACGTGCAGTTGTTGACTCCGCTAGCCATCGTCATGCCTCCTGGAAACGTGTGGAAACCAACTCACTCATCCGGTCGAACACGGCGGGATCGCACACACGCTCGCTGACGCGGAGCTGGATGCGGTCCAGGGTCTTCTGGGCGTCGGCCATGGTCTTGGCCTTGTCGATCTCACCCTTCGCCAGGGCTTCGATCTGGAGGCTCTTGTCCGTCCGCTGCGGGACCTTGGCCTTTGCCTGCGGCATCGCCTTCTGGGCGTCGTCGTCGTCCTCAGCCCACGCCCCAACGAGGCCCAGCAGCAGGTACTTCTTGGCGTAGGTGTAGGCAGAGCCCAAGGACTGCATGTCCTTGCGCTCGTTGCCCTCCTTGTCCACGCCCAGGTACACCGGGCACAGGCTGGTGACGAACTCGCCGCTGCTGTGCCGCAGCGTGCCAACAGCAATCCACTCGCCGCCGACACGCGTCAGGCAGACCTGCGGCAGAGGGAAGCCGTTCTGGTTGAGAGGCTCACGCAGGGCCTCGCAGATGTCGCTGTATCGCATGTAGCGATACTTGCCGAACTTGTTGTCGCCGCCCTTCTCAACGGCAGGGAACTTGGCCTGAGCCTTTACCAGCGCTCCGACCAGCGTCATCGTCTCCGGGCTCGTCGTCAGGCCCGGCAATCCATGGTCAACAATCATCGCCTTCCTCCTGTGAAAAACGCTGGGAACTCCAGCTCCAACTCCTCGTCGTCCTCAGGCGTCCTGTACTCGCCCAGCTGTCGTCGCAGCCGGATCTGGTCCAGGGTCACCCTGATCTGTTCGCGAGCCTCCTCAACCAGCTCGTCTGGGAGGGTCACCACTCGCACGCTGTGCGGCTTATGCGTCTGGGCGAAGATGAACCGCAGCTGGTGGTAGTCCCAACCGCACGCCACCGCCGCATCCACGTACCAGGCGGCTTGCCAGAGGTAGCCGTAGAGGTCGCATGACCTCCACAGTTCCTTCCAGTCAGAGGATGTGGTCTTGTAGTCCCAGAGAAAGCCTTCGGTCACGCCGTCGGCCAACGCCTTGCGCTTGTGGCCGTGCGAGTCCTCATGCCTAAACGTGGCCTGCATGTCCTTGGTGGCCTCAAGGATCTCGCGGGCACGCTTGTTCTTCAGCGTGTTCTCAACGATCCGGTTGAGCTTCCACCAGTCGCCGGCCGACACTTCCAGGCGGCCCTGGTTCTGCTCCTTCCACTCCGTGTACGCCTTGCCGCGGCGGGCCCCGTTCGACAGGACCTCCTCCGGCGGGATCACGTAGCGGTCTTCCAGCCGAACGCCGGCCACCACCATGGGAATGGCACGGTCCACCATCGATCCAAAGTCTGTCCCGGCGTTGCCGCTGAACAGACGTTCCCCGTTGTCCAGCGCCTCCTGGGCGAGCCCGCCGCCCTTGAAGACGGAGTGGGCAAACGAACGCGTCAGGTACCCGTCATCCACCCGGTAGGCCGCGTCGATGGCGTCCTGGTCCAGGAGTTTGCCGTTTGTGGAATCCAGGCAACCTGGGGTGTATGATCCAAAAGCGACGGTCATCGGATCACCTCCCTCAGGCAGACGACAGCCTGGCGGGGGAAACCGATGACGAGCAGCGTGAGGGCTGCGCCGCAGAGGATGGATGCAGAGGCGGCTAGAATGCCAAGCCTCAGGGCGGTGCTAGCCAACTGAGCTAGTTGCCCTGAGTGCTTGACAGAGCCGCAAAATGCGGAACTGTCAGGTATAGCCATGCTAATCTCCGAGTACGCTTCCCGCTACGCCAACAGAATTGGGGCTTCCCCCGGCTATTTGGAGCAACTTTTGGTTTTCACCAGGCGTCTGCCCTGGCACGTGGAGGAGGTCACCACCGACATGGTGGACTCCTATCTCACAGATGCCCTCACCCATTTGAGGGCCCAGACAGTCGCCAATCACCGCAGGCTCCTCACAACCCTCATGCGTGATGCAGCCCGCAACGGACTGAACACGTGTATAGCACGCGGATTCCGACGCGTCAAGGTGCCCAGGCCGGTTCCCAGAGCGCTGTCCCGGGACGAGATCCGTGCGGCGGTGGAAGCTGCTCGCAAGACCAAGGGTCATTTCCGTGACCTCCGCAAGTCCGACTTTCTTGTCGCCTGGTTCCTGACCGCCTACTGCACCGGCTTGCGGGCCGGCGACCTCATGGAAGCGCGGTGGGGTCAGGTTCGCGGCCGAAGAATGTATGTGCGTCAATCCAAGACGTCAACACCCCACGTGACGGTTTTTACCGACGAGGCTTTGGAGGCGTGCAAGGCCCTTCCACGCAAGCAGCGGATCTTCGGAGACTTCGCTGCGATGAACACCATCCAGCAGTGGGTCAAGGCCTGCATGCTGTCAGCCGGCCTGGACGCTAGCACCAAGTTTCTGCGGCGCTCGGCCGCGACTTATGCCAAGGTCCAGGGCAAGAACCCCAAGCACGTTCTCGGACATTTGACCGACGGGCTCGCGGAGCGGCACTACGTCGATCAGCTTCTATATGAGGAAGAGGCCGGCATCAACGGCGAGCCGCTGCCGTCAGTGCTGGGCTAGGTGTCGTTCTTGTACTCAGGCCTGTCGGAGATGCGGCCGACTCTGTAGGTGGGCCGAATCAGCCCGGGCTTGCCCTTCGCCCCGCTCATGGCCGGGCTGCTGATGTTCCGCGGCCGACGCTCTCCCTCGCCCTTGCGCCACACGCCAACCTCTTTGCCTCGCCGGTACTCCGCAAGCGAGATGCCCAGCCGTTCGGCCTCGGCCTCGTCCGCGTACAGGTCGAACAGGTTCTCTTCTGGCTGGCGGAGCCGGCGGATGTTGTCTTCGGCGTTAGGCATTCTGCACCCCCAGGATGGCAAGCGGGTCGTTCTCCATCTTCTTCCGCTCGCGGGCCTTCTTTGCGGCCTCTGACTGGAGGACCCGGTACAGGAGGTACTGCCGCTGCTCCTGCGGCGAGAGCTTCACCAGTTCTTCCGGCTTGATGAACAGGTTTTCGTAGCTGCTCATTCCCTTGGCCTGGTCCAGCAACTGGTTCAAAGTGGTGCGGGCCGCGAGCCTGGCGGTCCGCTCCTGGTCAACGTCCTGCACCTTCACGCCGGTGAGCATGTTGAACAGGAACTTGGCCGCACGCTCCTGCGGGCTGATGCGGGTGTCCATGGCCTGGCGAATGGTTCCGGCAACCCGCGACCCGCCGGGGAGGTTGAACACAGCCTGGTCGATCAGCCGCCCGCCAGGCAGGTCCATCTGCTCGGCAAGCGAGTACAGGTCCGACAACTGCCGGCCGCTGTAGAACTGGCGGTTGGTAAAGAACTCCAGCGGCGCCTTGAACAGCGGGTTGGTCTGGCCAAGCAGGTTCTGCCCCGTCTTGGTCAGCATGTCGATTGCCTGGCCGGTGAGCGTGTTGCCCACGCCCGGCGTCAGGAGGTTTAGCAGGCCCTCATGCGGCAGATCGACGTTGGTGAGGACACGCGAGATGCCGGGCGTGTTAACACCAAGCAGCGGGAACGACGGGTCGATGGGGATCGCCGCAGACTGCCGCAGGTACTCCGGCGTGAATCGATCCTCCGACGGCTCGGAGAGTCGATTGATGCCGCGGATGCTCTGGCCCATGAGGCCAGACGGGTTGTTGATCAGCTCCTGGGCGACGAGCGGTGAGATGCCCTTGGTGTAGGAGTAGAACGGAATGAGCCGCTTCAGGATGTCCCGCTCAAACGCGGTGAACGCCTCCGGGCGGTAGTTCACCTGCGTCAGGTCAGCGACCGCCTTCGCCGCGGCGGGGGCGTCACCCTTGCGGACACGCGTGAGGTACGCGCCAATGCGGTTGAATGCATCGCTACCCTCCGCCGCCCGGTCACCCAGCTCAAGCAGCCAGTTCCTGTTGCCTTGCGCAGTGCGAAGGGCCCCCAGGTCCCACGGGATGGGCCGGCGCCGAATCCGCTCGCCCATTCCTTGGAAGATAGGACCTGCCCCACCAGGGAACGTCTCGTTGTACGTGAGGTTGCTGGCCTGCCGCCCCAGGTCGTCGGACACGGATCCGAACGTGAGCCCCTCGCCGGCCGCCTCCGTGAGGAACTTGCGAACACGGGCCTCGGAAAGCTGCTCGGCAGACGGTGCGGCGCCAACAGGGAACAGGTCATCGACCTGGTAGCCAGGCGCCCGCTCAAGCTGCCTGGCGAGCGGGCCGTAGTTGCCACCACGCACGCCCACAGCCGCCGCGGCGTCAAACGGGTTGAATGCCCCCTGCGTTGCACCGGCGAATGCACCGGAGTACATGTCACGCACGTAGCGGGCTGGCCATAAAAGTGCCAGCGACTTAAATCGCTGCGTGTAGTTGTCAATGCCTTTCAGAAGGCCTTCGGCCTCACGTGGCGCTCTGGCGCTTGTCAGGTTGGTGTTGAGCCTGTCCACCAGATCGCGCGAGAATGAGCGACCACTAAGCAGCTCATCAGGGCTCACGCCCATGCGGCGTGCCAACGCCAGCACGCCAGCGTCATCCTCCTTGGTCGCCATGAAGCCCAGCTCGCGGAGGGCTTCCAGGGGCGTGTAGACCGCACCACCCGGAACGTCGTCGGCGGCCTGGATCAGGGCGTTGGAAGACAGCTCGTCCAGGAGGATGTCGGCGGTTGCCTCTCGCCTGGCGTTGTGCCGCACGTAGCTGGAGAGGTCGTTGAGCGCGTTGCCGTACAGCGGGATGCCCTCGTCTGCCCGCTGCAGCGGCGTCCTGCGAAGGCTGTCTGCGAGGTCTTCGTAGGCACTCTGCTGGCGGCGGCCAACCTCGGCGGCCTTCTCCATGGCCTCGTCGCTGAGGTCCGTTGGGTCAAGGCCGGATGCCATGTAGTCGAATGGCATGCCGCCATCGCGGATCGGCCGGAAATCCGACGCGTTGGCGGTCAGCCAGTCGTCAAGAACCAGGCGAGCCTCGGTGTTGGGTGCGTTCCGGAGCGCGGCCTGGAGGTCCGCGTCCTGGTACATCTTGTTGAGTACCCACCGCGGGAATGCCTCGGTGTACCCACGGCGAGACGAGCGGGTGCCGTCGTTGATCGACGCCACCGCACGGTCACGCAGGGGGATGGTCTTGGTGCCCTGGAACCGCGGATCGTACTTGGCCGCCGGGATGTCGGTGGCCTGCCGCGTGAAGTAGCGGATGAAGTTGGGCAGTTCCTTGTGCTTGAGCGGAATGCCGAGACGCTCGGCTCTCCCAAGCGCATCCCTCTGCTCGTCAATGGCGAACCGAACAGCCTGTCGCACGTTGGGGTCGCGGAACAGCCTTCGCATCTCAGGGGGAAGCTGGCGGGCCTGCTTCTCCATGACGTCACCAAACGCCCTGGCGAACTCCTGCGACCGTACTATCTGCTCGCCAGTCATACCGGCCAAAGTGGTGCCGGTAAACGCGTCTGGGTTGGCCTCGGCGTACCTGCCGACGTCCTGCATGAGCTGCGCGTGCATGTCCGCAAGACGGCGGTTCACATCCCGCATCGCCGTCTGCTCGCCGCTCGTCACCCGCCGTCCGAACATCTGCCCCTGTTCGTCGGTGAATCCCTTGACCCGCGAGTCAAACAGGGCCTGGGCACCCCTCAAGGCAGGGCCGATGACTGGCGTGGCACGGGCGTTGGTCTGCAGCCAGTCGCTGCCGCGGGCGAGGTAGTCGCCCACGGTGGAGCCGTACATGTCGAACGCATCATCCACAAGGTACGGCACCTTGAGGTAGTTGCTCCTTGTCAGCGGCTGCGCCCATTGCTCGGCGGTCCCGCCGGCCTGCTCAAAAGCACGCCGTGCGCTCAGGAGCGACTCCTGGCGAGCGGCGTCTTCAGCCAGTGTGCGTACGGCAACATCATCGATGTCACGCCCAGCCCTCGTCGCAGCCTGCTCTGCCATGTCGTCGGCCAGGTAGGACGGCGTGGCGTTGCGAAGGAACGTCGCCGGGCCAGTGTTTGGCAATGCGCCAGTCTCTGCGGCGCGAGCGGCGCGCAGCACCAGGTCGTCGCCGGCCGTTCCCATGAGCCCCGCTCGCGTGGCGGCCTTGGCGGCGGCAGTCTTGGCCCCTGTACCCAGAAGTGCTGACAAACCAAAGGAGGCGTAGGTCAGGGGGTCCAAAAGAATTTCGGCCCCAATTCCGCCCGCGAAGTTGCCCCAGCTGTCTTCCGGGCCAGCCATCCCGTACTGCCGCAGAAGCTCGCGGCCGGTGACCCGCTCGTCGGCCGTGCCGAACACAGACAACGGATCGCCGGCCAGGACGCCGCGGACGAAAGCGCCGGGAGTGTCTAGCGCCCACCCAAACGCCGACAGGCCAGAGGAGCCCTGGTTGGCAAGCTCTCGGAGGAGGGAGTCCTTCTCCTCCTCCGGCATGAGGTCGGCTAGGGTGCGGCGCTTCCTGCGGGTTACAGGAAGTACGCCATACCCATCGACCTCTAGCGGATCGTCATAGATGTCAAAGAGAGGGGACTGCGACATTGGTCATGGCCTGCCAGGTCAGTACCACGGTGCAGGCATTGGCCCGCGTGGACCTGACGAAGGTGCAGCTGGAAACGGCGAGGCAGGTTGTGCGGCTGCAGTCGCAGGCTCGCCAGCCGTCAGATCATTCATAATCGCATCGGCCTCAATGGCCGTTGCGCCTGCTCGCCGCAGCGCGTCACGGGCCCGCTTCTCCCGGGATTCGCCCGTCATGTTAAAGGTGGCGGTGTACGCCGCGCCAGCAGCCTGACGCATGGACTGCATGCGAGCCTCCTGGCGAATCGCAGCAGCCTGGGCCGCCGCATCCCCGCCAAGCCCGCCGGCAAGAGCCTCGGCGTTCACAAGCTTATTGCCAAGGCGAAGCTCGTTGGCGCGCACATCGTTGGGAGTGGCCCCGCCAATGTCTCCGCCAGACAGGCGGTTTGCCATGACCTGGTTCTGCCAATCATTGGGCAGCATCCCAAGCCCAGCGGAGAACGCTCGCGTTCCTCCGGGCCCGCTCGTCGGCTGGCCGCCGGCAAGCATGGCAGCCTGGCGGGCAGCCTTGACGCGCTCCAGGCGGTCACGGTCGCGGTTGCCCTGCGCCAGTGTCCGCAGTGGCTCAAAGGTGGCGTGCGAGCCTGCCACGGCGCCATCCTGGCCCTCCGCCTCCCTAACCATCTTTTCCGCTTGGTCATACGGAATGCCGCCCTGCTCGGCAATCGCCTTGATCCGCAGCCGGCGGGCCTGTGGAGTTCCCGCAGCGTGCCCCTGGAACCCCTGCGGGACCGTCTTGAACGCACTCTCGGCAGACTCCGGCGTAACCTGGTACACCATCACTCGCTGGCCGCTAATGTCGGTCGCCATCTGAGGCGCGTAGCCGCGGGCGACAAGGTCAGGACGAGAACCCGGGCGGCCATCAGAACCGACAGGCGAGTCCGGATGCTCGGCTTTGACGAGGTAGGACACCTTGCCGTTTGGCATTGGGACAGGAACATACCCACGCCTGGCCATGTCGCGGTCACGCTGCGAATACTCTGCGTACCCTTCGGTCGCCATGCCATTCGGCACGGAGCCGGGCTCCGCGCGGTAGTCATAGTCATACGCTTCCGTCTCGCTCATCTCTCGCGAAACGCGGCTTGGCACGCCATCAAATCCACTGGGTCCTGGGACAGTGTGGTTTCGGTATTCGCCAACGCGACCACGGCCGCCCTTTAGCCGAGAGTCAACCTCGGCCTGCGTAATGGTGGTGCCTTCCCGTGTCTGGCGGGACTCCGCCACAAGCGCCTGCTGCCAAGCGTCGTCCAGGCCCATGTTTCTTGTTCGCACAAGGTGCGTGGCAAGCGCCCGCACTCGCTTGACGTCAGCTCCGTCGAAGGCCTTGTACCCAGCCCACATCTGCTCGTCTTCGCCTGCCGGCTGCCTGGGAGGCGGCGCCTTCGCTGGAACGCCACCCCGCCCGGGCCCGCGCATCAGCATCACCTGGGCACGGGACCAGGCCTCGTCCCTGGGAATACCTTGCGACACCAGGTCGCCGGCAACCTCTTGCACGCGAGCTTCGTCCAAACCTTCCGACACTGGCGGCATGCCGTCGAAAGGCACCTCGCCATCGACTGGGAGCGGCAGGGACGCACCTTCGTTGCGGCCTGGAGCGGCCGGCTGCCGTGGCTGCTGGTAGCGTGGGGCGCCGTCAGAGGACACATCCGCAGTCGTCTCGCGGTACGCGTCAGCAACCGCCTTTCGCAGGACTTCCTCATGCATCTTCAGCACATCAGGGCGAACGCGAGGAGGGTTGTCCAGGAAATCCTTGAGACGCGCCTGTGCGTCCTGCAGCTTGATCGCTGGGGAAAACTCTCGCGGCCTGGCAGGACCGGCAGACCTGGCAGCCTTGCCGCGGTTTCTCCAGGCATCCTCCTCCTCCATCACGGCACGCTCGCGAGCAGCATCCGGGTCCATCCCTTGCTGTCGAAAGTACCGCTCCATGTCAACGATCCGCTGCTCGCTGCGGCTGTAGCGCGGAACTTCCTTCTCGGCCATCTCAATCGCCATCTGGGGCGAGTAGACGCCGGGGTTCTCCACCATGATCTGCTCGGCACGGCTCTGGATGGACTCTTTCCGATCCCACACCGGGTAGCCGCCGGCATAGCCAAGCTCGTTCCTGCCCGGGTTCATCCATTCGTCAGGGCCAACAGCTCCGCCGGGGATGTCCGGCAGCGGGTAGTCACGCCCCCACAGCTGCCGAGACATGCGGGCGCGCTCGTCTGCCTGCCGCTCACGCCAGGTCGCTTCGTCCATCCAGCCGGTAGGCATAACTATCTCCCGTATCGCTGCCGTAGGATCCGGCTGATGGCCTCAGACGGGCTCTCGTTGTCGAAAGAAATCGACGGGTCTTCTGTAAAAATGTCCGGCGTAGGCATGGGGTCAGGCGGAATAGATGGGTCCCGGAACTCCTGGATTGCGGCCTCCATAGGCCCTAGACCGGAGTCAAACGTGATGTCCTGGCCAAGCCCGTCCATGGCGGCCAGCATCGCTTCACTGGTCAGGCGGCGGCCCTCCAGTCGCCTGTCGGCATCGTCGGCGTACGCGCGCTGGTCTTCCGACCGCATCTGCCTGTCGGCCAGGGCGTCGTACACGCCGACGCCTCCCGCCGCGGTGGCCGCCGCTGGCACCGCGTACTTGCTGGCCACGCGTCCGATGGCGTCCATGGCGGCCTGGGTCTGGACACGCCGGCGTTCAGCAGCGGCGGCCTGCTGGAGACTGGCGGCACGGGCATCGTCCTGGGCCTGGAACGCCAGTGACGCGACCGACTGCGCTCGCTGCTCAGGGCTCAGCCTCTCCAGCCTGGACCGCATCAGGGCGTTCCCGCGGAGTGCATCCAGGGCCTCGGAGGACGGCGAATCTGCGTTCTCCAGGGCCTCCGTGCCGGCGGCGTTCATCACCCGCTCTTCGGCCCAGGAGCGGGGGCCGCCAATCGCCGCATACTCCACGGACACGGGGTCCAGCGGCTGGCGGGGGACTTCGACCTGCACCTTGGGCGACTCAAGCTCCGCGAGCTTGCGGGCCAGGTCATCGATCACATCCTGCGAGCGGCCAAAGTGAACGGCGTCGTTCATGGCCGTGCGGGCGAGGTTGCGGAGAACCTCGGCCTTGCGGGCCTCGTCGGCCATCTCGGTCAGTGCGCGGCGGATCAGGTCGCTCATGCCTTCTTGCCCTTCTTCGGCTCGTCGTCGTCCATGGCGATCTTGCTCACGGAACCCCGCTTCTCCTCGCGGAGGTCAGCGAGGTCGTTGGATTCCTTGTGCGCCTGCTCAAGCTGATCCAGGACCTCCTGCTCCTCGTCGCCGTCCGAAGCGGCCATGAGCTGCTGGATAATGCGGGCCATGGCTGACTTGGTGAGGTCGCCTGGAATCGCAACGCTAACGCTCTTTTTCGCAGCCATGGTTACCTCAAAAGTCCTCCGAGAAGATTGCCTGCCAGCCCCAGCATCATGCCTTGGCGTTGGATCGCGTCCGCCTGGCGGTTGTAGGCGTTCTGCTGCTGAAGCCCGCCCAGCGCCTGGGCGTACTGCTCATTGGCCTGCTGGCCCTGAAGCTGCATGTTGGCGTTGTATGCGTTCTGCTGCAGGTTCTGTGAGTAGGCGTCCGCCACGGCGTTCGCCATCTCGCTGGCGCCCTGGATGCCGGCCTGGTTCATCTGGCCGCGGCCGACAGAGACGCCGGGGCGGATCAGGTTGCCGCGCTTGAGAGCGCCACGTGGGTCGCCAAGGGCAAGGGCCTGTGCCTGGGCGTTGTTAAACACGGCACCGATCTGCTGTCCGCCAATGCCAAGCGGCGGCTGCGTGTAGACGTTGACGTTGTTCAAGAGAAAAGCCCCTGAAGGAGTGGGCTCACGGAGTTCAGCCGGGCGCTGGCAAGCTGACGCTGCTGATCTTCGGCCTGCGACATTTGCTGGAGCCCGGCCAGAGCGAGAGACTGCTGTGCCCGCATCCGCTGCATCTCGGCGTCGGCGTTCTCCTTGCTCACCGCGGCGTCGAACCCAGCCGCATTGACGCTGCCAGCCGCGTCAAGGACGTCTTGCTGGTTCTGGCCGTACGCCGCGTAGGGCGACTGCATGTTCAGCCCAGAGAGAGCGGCAGCCCTCTGCTGAGGCGAGTACGGCACCGGCGGATTGAACTGCGAGTTGTAGGAAATCACCGCGTCACCCTAGTCGGCCGGCGAGCCGGCGGGGCGATTCCTTCCCGCTGGCTACGAATGCGTTCGTTGCGCGCATCCTCAATCTCCCACCGCTCCTGCATGTCGGCAAGGGTGGGGTTGTTGGTCATGTTGCGAATAAACCGCTGCGCGTCGTTCCGGAAGTCATTGTTCATTTGGCCGATCTGGGACGACGCCTGCTGCAGGCCGCTGTTGATTCCGCTGCGGGCGCTGTCATAGCCGCTGCCGAGACGGCCCATTGCGTCACCGAACCCGGCGCCCATCTGTCTCTGCGTTGACCCAAACCCTGCGCCCATGGCACCGGCAAGCGATCCAAGCTGGCCCTGGAGGCCGCCGAACGCGTTGCCCATCTGAGCGTTGGTGTCTCGCAGGTTTCGCCCCAGGCCTCCCGCGAACGAGCCAAGCTGCGACTGCGCCCCGTAGTACCCGGAGGAGAGTGCGGCAAGCAGACCGGACTGGTCGGTGTTGCTGCGATTCTGTGAGGCGTAGAACTGATCCATGCCGCGGCCAGCCTCGCCGTACGCGTCGCCAGCAAGGCCTCGCAGGCCAGACAGCGAAGACTTGAGCATGTCGGCAGGCGTGCCGCGTGAAGTCATGTGCTGGGCGTTCAGGGCACCAAGCCCGGTCATGTAGTTGTTGCTCAGGCCGCCCGTGACGTCGGACGACATGAGGTTCGACTGCAGGCCATCAAGCCCGCCGAAGGTCTGGCCGGCGAACCGCTCAGGGTTCGCCCCGGAACGCTTCGACACCTGCGTCGAAAGGCCACCGAGGGCCCCTCCGCCACCATAGCTGCCGTCGGCAATCGGACCGCCAACTCCAGTGGCCGTGAACCCGCTGCCTCCGCCGCCAGCGCCACCGTCCGACATGGTCATGTTGGCGTCAGAGAACGCACTTGCGTTGGCGAGGCCCTGGCCGGCGGATGCGTACGAGTTGCCAAGAGTCCCAAGCGCCGCATTGCGGGTCGAACCGTACGTCGAAAGAGCCTGCTGATTGGCGGCCATCATGTCCGCCATGGCGGAGTTGTAGGCCGTCTGATTGGCACCCCATGCGCCTAGCGCCGAGTTTGCCGCAGACCCATACGCGCCAAGGGCAGCGGCGCCGACGTTCCCCATGGCCCCCTGCCGGGCGGCTTCTGCCATGGCATTGGCGGCGGCGATGTTGGACCGCTCGTTCGCAGCCGCGGTGGCAGCGTTCCCAAGGCCAGATGCGTAGGCCCCGTACGCGTTTGCAGCGCTGCTGCCGAGGGCGCCGACGCCCTGGGCGTACCCGCCGTACGCGTTCCCAAGCCCGCCCGTGTATGCGTTGAACGCGTTTCCAGCCGTGTTGGCAAGACTTCCAAGGCCCTGGGCATAGCCTCCGTAAGCGTTGCCAAGACCCTGCGCATAGCCGCCGTAAGTCTGGCCAATCCCTCCAGCCAGGCCGTTGTAGGCGCTCGCAAGCGACGGGGCCGCAGCACCGTATGCGTTGCCAATCGCGTTGGCGAACAGGGCCGGCTGGGAAAAGATCGTTGACAGAATGTCGGCTTGCGCCGCGGGCACAGCCTGGTTGGCGGCTGCCATGGCCCGCCCGCGGGCTTCGGCCTGGGTGGCGCGAACCATGGCGTCGCTCTGGTGCGCCTTGGTCGCGGCCAGTTGGCCGAGCGGATCCCCAAAAAACTGATACTGCGCCACGTGCTTGTCTCCTACAACCTAATGTCTCTTTGGCTAGACATACACCACAGGTACCACCTGCTTGATGTTGTCCTTGGGCACAATCTGGCAGTCGTCCGTAAGCTCAAACTCTGGAATCTGGGCGTATCCGTTGTCCCCGTCGTTGCCCGGAGGCCCTGGGAATCCCGGGAGGGTGACAATGGTCGTCACGCCGTCCCGGCCTTGGATGCCCATGCGGCCCCGCCTGCCATCGCGGCCCCTGGCCCCGCCGAACCCGTCGAATCCATTGGCTCCGTTGAAGCCGTTGAGGCCGTTGTTGGCAATCCCATCAAACCCGTCGATCCCCGCCGCCCCTGGCGCACCAGCCGGGCCAACGGACACGCCGAATCCGCCGGTCCCGTTCAGGCCCGGTATGCCGGCCGCACCAGTCGAACCCGCCGGCCCGGCTGGACCTGCCTGGCCTGACTGGCCGGGGGGATTGTTGTTGATGGTCCGGGCATCGATGTTTTCTACGGTGATGTTGTCGCCGTAGGCATCGCCAAACGTGATGGCGCCGCCCACCTGGAACGTCGGCCCGCCGTACGTTGGGTAGGTGTTGAACGCCTGTGAGATTGGGAGATTAAACGTATCGCCGCCGTAGCTGTGGAAGTTGGATGGGCCTCTTGAAAACCCAGGGACGTCAACGAACGTGCCGCCTGAGGAGCCGCCTCCAGGCCCCGGGAGGATTGGCGCAAAGTCCGCCGGGTTCCAGGGAGTCTGCCCCGGGAACCCAGGTGAGTAGCCTCCTCCAGGTCCTGCCCCGTACACGCCGGACATGTGATACAGCGACAGGCCTGGCTGTATGGTTACGTTGCCGCGGTGCGTGATCGGCTGCGCGCAGTTACCCAGGAGCTGCATCAACGATTGTGCAAGCTGGGGAGGCAGTTGCCCGCCAGACAGGCGAGCGAGCGACGGCATGCTCTGGGTGTCAAAGCCCATTAGCCAGCCCCCTCAATGGCGATGCTGCGAAGCACTACCGGCTCAGACGCAGTGCCGGCCACAATCGCGGCCATGTGCCGGTCGCCGCCGGCGGACTGGACGCCCGGGTTTCGCCCTGAGTAGCTGGCGCGGGCGACTCCGCTAGCGTCCCCCAGAGCCGAGCGGGTCAGCTTCATGTTGAGACTGGCGCCGCCGCCGGCCTCAGCAACAAAGCCAGACCCGCGGTCGCTGGAGACTGCATTGGATCGCGGGCTGGCGGAGTTGTTGTACGCAAGCTGCAGCGACAGGGATGAGTCGTTGACAGTTGGCTTGTACAGGAACGTGATAGATCGGCTGCCGTCGTCGTTTGTCAGCGGTAGCTCCGCTGTCCGGTACGAATACGGGATGGCCGTGCCACTGTCGGTAGACCCTGAGGGCTTGAGGATCGCACCGCTGCCGGAGCCGTACAGAGGCACCTGCTTCCCAGACGCGTCCACGTAGCACCCGGCCGTGACCGGGAAGGGGAACGTCTCTTCCCACCACGCCTTGGTGGATATGCAGTAGCACAGCGCCCGCTGCGGAGTGGATCCGGTGTCGCCGGCCTGGCGGTAGAAGAACCGCACAACGCGGGCCCCGGTGTCGGCCTCCACGTGGAACGTGCTGGAGGAGGCGAAGTCGATCAGGCCGTCACGCCAGAAGTTGTCGATGGGCACCGAGACGGCTGTCTCCGACTGCCCGTCATAGGAGTACATCCCAAACGAATCGACCAGGAACGCCTCGCCGCCGAGGACACACCAGCAACGGCTGTTGAGGACTCCGCGGTAGGCGCCGAGAACGATGGCCGCATCTATGACCGGCTGGGCAACGTATGAAAGTCTGTATAAGTGAGCCGTTTGCACCAAAAGCAACGACGGCCCAAGGGGAACCATGGCCGCAAGTTTGTCCGGTTCGCCAGTGTTCTCCTGGATGACAAGCTCGTTATCCACGGGGACGGACTCCGGCTCATCAATCTCGGAGAACATGACGGAGTTTGGCCGCTCACCCGTGCTGTCCACGCCATACCAAGCGCGATCCTGGAACATGCACGCCACCTGGAACTCACCAGGCGGCACGGCAAACCTGCGAGCGTTGACCTGCCCGGAGGGGAGCGTGATGGGCAACAGCCCGTAGTCGGCCCGCGAGACGTCCGTGAGCTGCGTGTCGCTTGTTGAGTCCACATACGGCGACAGCCCGGCGAGCGGAAGGGTCGCCACCCGGAACAGCACTACGGACTGGTCTGCAGTTGTGCGCCACAGCTCAACGTGTGTTGCCCGGGCGTCTGCGTGCGTGGTGTTGACGGTCCACGTGATAGACCCTGAGCCGTCCGGGATATCGACTTCTGTGAGGTCGGAGATCGAAGACGGGATGGGGCCTCCGCGCGACGACGGCGTGGAGTCCAGATACCGGAACGCACAGCGGTACTTGCCGCGGAGTACGGGCCGAATGGTAGCGGACGCCCGGGAAGAGGTGTTTAGGATGACCGCGGTGGGCGGCTTTGAGTAAGCACCTCCCGCCAGAACGGTCACGCCCGTGAGCCTGCCCTTGGTGTCCACGCCACACGTGAGGGCCGCGCCGCCGCCAAAGAAGTCGTCCTTGGCAGGGATAATAGAAATGATCGGCGGCGTCATGTATCCGCCGCCCGCCTCTGCAGGAGGTGGCCCTTCGCTCGGCCAGCCCAGGATGCCTACCTCTCCGGCTGGGTTCACAGATGCCACGGCAAAGAACTGATCGACCTCAAAGAGCCGCCGCGCAGTGTCGCCCTTGAGATGCACCGTCACGCCGGGTTCAGTGCAACCTGTTCCTCCGGACGTAACCACCACGCCGTCGATCTTCCCGCCGCTAGTAAGGATCAGCCTGGCGTTCTGCCCTGTCAGTCCGTTTGTGACGCCCCACTGCAGCGCTTGCGTGGCCGCAACCGAGGTTCCTCGCGCAGCCGTGGCCGCTGCCGTGGACGCGGGCGAGCCGCCAGAGAACGTCACAGACGGATTGCTGGTGTACCCGTAGCCACCGTTCACAAGGTTGACATGCGAAACCCGCGTCTCCATGGTGGCGGCAACCGTGGCGCCGGTGCCCCCGCCGCCGGACAAAAAGATCGCGGGGGCAGACGTATACCCAGATCCGGGGCTGGCTACGTACACCGCCCCCACGGCAGATCCAGTCAGAGAACACGTGCCCGCTGCGCCGGTGCCGCCGCCGCCACTAAACGTCAACGTCGGAGCCGTGGTGTACCCAGATCCGCCGGCGACAATCCCAAGGCCGCCGACAACCTTGTGCATTACAGCAACCGCCGAAGCCCCAGTCCCGCCACCGCCAGTAAGCGAGACGGTGGGCGTGCTGAGGTACTGGGACCCCCCGCTGGAAACGTAGACGCCAGCCACTTCGTCTTCGTTGTTGCTGGCGACGACACGCACGCGGCTCACGCCGCCGACCAGGCCGACGCTGAACGTTGCGCCGCTGCCAATGCCAGATGCCAGCGAGACGGACGGAGTCTCCTGGTAACCAACTCCAGGGTCTTCGACAATCACGCCCGTGAGACGGCCGTCGGATATCTCGGCGCGAGCCCGTGCCGCCCGGCTCGGCGTGCCCCCGGTAAACACAACCGTGGGGGCGTTGTTGTACCCGGCACCGCTGTTGACAATCTGGACGTCTTCGACCTCGTAGCGGACCGTAGAGCTTTGCGTGATCGTAGGGCCAACCGCCGGCTGCGCGACGCCGATAGGCTGGGCGGAGGCAGCAGCCCCGTCCCAGCGAATCCCACGCCCCATGCCGTCAACGCCGTAGACGTCTCCGTTTCGCCCCCGGAAGAACGTCAGGTACTTCTGGCCAGACTGCACGTACGCAGTTCCTGCCGCACCTGTTCCGCCCCCGCCAGAGAAGGCCAACGTCGGAGCCGTGGTAAAGCCCGTCCCCTGCGACCGGATGAGCAGCTCCGCCACGCGGGTGCCGGCCATCACGGCAACGACGGTCGCCCCCGTGCCGCCACCGCCAGAGACAGTGATGGACGGAGGGGCGGTGTATCCGGACCCACCCGTGGCCACCGCGGCCCGGACAATGCCTCCGCTCGTACGGCTAGACAACACGCTCACTGCGGGCCCCTCGCTATCCTCACGCTGCCGTCCGCAGACTGGTAGATGACGCCCTCAGGCAAGCCAGGCAGTCGCATCATGCGGACGATGGCAGATGCGGAACCAGTGTGAGACGTAAACGAAACCGCCGCGGTGCCAGGCCGCAGCGAAACCTGGCCAGGAACAATGACCTGCAGGTTCACCTGCGTCACCGCTGCGCCCGGGGGTATGGCATAGGGGCTTGCGTTGGTCACCAAGCCGGCCCACTTGTCGATGACAATCATCCGCCATCCGCCTGGAGCGGCGACCTCCATCCACCGTCATGCCAGACTTCCCGCGAACGCCCAGACAGCGGAGCTAGCTGGTCCATCTCCATCGCGAGCCGAAGGTCGCGCTGGTACAGCTGCGCCGCCTTTTCCACATCCTTGCCGCGAATCCTGGCAAGGAAGTAATCGCACGCCGAATCCATCACGCCATACATGTGGGCCGGGATGTCGATTGGGTCCGTGATGAGATAGCGGGTTGTGCTGGCGATTGTCCCCGTGGCGTCGGTTTGCATTGAGGTGGCGCTGGTGCGCGTCGTAATCAGACTTTCCGCAACCCAGGGCGTCAGGGACTCAATGGTGCCCGGCGAGTCCGCAGTGGTGCCGACACGCAAGATTGCGCCGGCTGCATCGGCCGGGAAGGCGGTTCCAGAGCCAGTGATGGTTCGCACGGAGCGAGCTATCGTCCCTTGGCGAAGCGCTGCCTCATGCCCGGAGTACTTCAGCGGCCTGGCGGACCTGCGATAGGTGAAGTCGATGGTTTCGACGCCGCTGGGATATCCGACCAGCTTGAGCGCCCAGCCCGTAGACAGCGGATCCTTGATGACCGTCCAGTGATACGGCGCCCCAGCAGAGGTGTTGACGCGCTCTGTCTTCATCGCCTGGTCCGGAGTCACGTACATCCCAGACCACCAGTTGAACTCGTCGGACGGCTCGTCAAGGTTCCGGAAATCGCTCGGCAGCGCGTAGATGCTCTTGTAAAACGTGAGCGTGTCGCCGGGCTGCAAGGTGTCTGCAGGAAGCGGAACGGCGGTGCTGATCGACCAGGCCGTGTTGGTGCCAGGATCAAGGCACTTTTCGATCTGCGCGACGCGGTCGCCGGCGCGAATGTGCGTGTAGTCGCTTGCCGGCAATCCGGCCTGCGTGTAGACAACCGGGCCATCAACGTATGAGACAGATGCCGTCTGCGAGGGCCTGGTGATCACCCGGCCATGCACGTGGTAGTAGGACCAGTCCCTGATCGTCGTCAGCTCGTTGTACGCCCGGTGTATGGCCGTGCGAATGTCCCGCTGCTCCGCGTCCTGGGGGCCGCCGTAGGACGAGGTGATCAGCGACTCAACGAGATCGAAGTAGGTCAGGTAGGCCATGGAAATGGATCACAAATAGGTCACGGGCCTACAGACAAGTGCCCCTCCAGGCCCGGGGAAGAGCCTGAAGGGGCACCAAAACCGATCAGGACTCCGAAACGAGCGTCACGCCCAGGCCGCTGGGGTCAGCCGGCGGGATGGTGTCCAGGGCCTCAAACGCCAGGGTGGCGGCGCCAGAGCGGTTTCCCGCGTCATCGACGTCCACCAGCGAGAGGATGACGTTCGCCCCCTGCGAGACGGTCAGCTCATCGAACTTGCTGGTATCGCCGGGGTACGCCTTGGAAGAAGACTCCCCGTCTACGGTCACGGTCAGCAGCCGCTCAACAACGTCCACATCGGACGCAGGGGCGGCCACAATCGAATAGGTCAACTGATTGGGCACGGTCTTGCTCCTGGGGTAAACAGACAAACACTGCGGAACCAGCAAGGCGCGCCTGAGACGATCAATCGCGCTTCCGGTCCACCACATATCAATGTCACTCTTGGGGGGTTTCGCTAACCACCAACCCCGCCACCTCGCTCATCGGCACCACCTCCACCTGCGCCATGATCTCAGGCGTCATGAACGCGAACGCCTGCGCCAGAATCCCTCCCTCGCCAACCTCCGATAGAACGTCGCCGCACAGCATCCAGCGGCCGTCGGTGAGTTGCCGCCCAGCCGGAACGTGACGCGGATCGCCATGCTCCTGTTGCACGCCGTACAGCGTGACGGCGACCTCGTAGGGGTAGACGAGCGCGAGGTCTTTGCACTCGGCGTAGGGCAGCGGAAGGGTGAGGCCGGAGAGGAGCATCAGGCGTTCCTGTTGAGGGCGGTCTGAAACGCCTGCATCGCAGTGTTGTACGCGACGGCCTGATCGTCATTGAGGCCAAGTCCGATGCTGTACGCTCGCATCGCGTGTTCCCAAGGGCTTGCGCCCGCAGTTCCCGACACGTTCCGCGTAAATACCATGTAGGGGTGCGAGTTAGCACCAGGAGTTGTGGCACTGGTAGCTCCAGTGGCGATTTTGGTGCCGTTTTGCCACAGATACAACTCTGACGATGAGACTCGCGTGCCGATCAAAAACGAAGCACTTGTCGATATTGGAAAATCGTTGATTGCCGCGACGGCACCGCCAAGAAGAACGGACATCGACGGGATTGTCGATGCCGGATAGCGGCACTGCATCGTATAGAAGTCATCGGAATCGCGCGTTCCCATGAACTCTCGCGTGGTGTTCCATGTGCCGCTTCCCTTGAACGCAGCCATATGAACAGTCTGCGGCACGCCCATATTGTCAGGCGACATTCCTGTGTTGAGATGCTTGCCGATGCCGTCACCGTCCAGGCCGTTCGACTCCGCGTAGTCCCCGCTAACAAACGGCCCGACGTTTGTATCCACCGTGCCGCCATACTGCGTCCCGCCCAGCGACGGCCCGCGATAGAGCGGAACGAGTGCGGAGTTGATGCCCGCCGCCGTGCCACTGGTGCCGCCGCAGAAAAGGTTCAGGCGGAAGAAGCGGTCGCGAATCGAAGCCGCTTCGATGTCCACGCAGAACTGGTTCACCGCAGCCGCCGTGCTGGCACTCACCGTGCCGCCGTTGGCGTAGACCCGGTTGATCCAGTCCTGCGCGTCGGCGTTGGAGACTTGCGGGGCGAGGGTGATGCCCCAGCGAGATGCGAGATAGCGTTCAACGCGAGCAATCTGCGCATCCGTTAGGTCGGATTGGTAGACGAGCAACTCCGCTATCTGGCCGTTCCAAAACTGGTCGTTCGCGCTATTCCTAAACCTACAGCCAACTCTATTGGCACCACCCGCGTCCTGCACGGCCACAGTGAACGGCAGGCCGCTGCCGTTGACTCGGCCTACGAGCCCGCCGCCGCCAGAAGACTGCGATGACGTAAGCAGGAAGGATGCGCCAAGTACGTCGATTTTGTCTGCGGTGAACGACGAGCGTGAGGAGTTGTGTGTCAGCCCAATCATCTGCGACGCGCCGGACTGTATGAACTGCGCGTGAATGTATGATGCACCGTCGCTGAAGGCGTATGGAGTTCTCGCTGCGGTCGTCGTTCCAGAGTTGTGCCGCACAACGCTGAAAACAGTGGCCGGTGTGGTGTCAAGTGCCGCTATGTCAAGACGGTCGTCAGAACCGTCGAAGCCCAGTGTTCGCCGCCCGTTCAGCGTAGTGGTGCTGACGGTCGGCCTATTCGCCCCCGTCGCCTGCGTAGCGTGCCTCGCGTTCCCGCTCTTGTCGCCCCAGTACCCCACCGGAGGCGTGGGGTCAGGGACGTTGGCGATGCCCCATTTGTTCGCGAGGTACTTCTCCACGCGGGCGCGGTCAGTCGCGGAGAGGGCGGTGTTGTAGACGACGATCTCGGCGATGTCGCCGTTGTAGGAGTTGACAGTCGAAGCCTCAGACCCAACTGAAGCAAGCCCGGAGCCAGCGTTGGCTGGGTCGCCAGAACTACCGGCCGCCCCATTGCCGAACAAGGCAATGGATACATCGCTTGCGATAACCCCTGCGGCGACGTTGAAAGACGTTGAGGATGCTCCTGTGGAGAAGTTTCCACTCCACCAACGCACCTCAGATGTGCCCGCGAACGCGCTTCTGTCCGCGCCGTAACTAAAGATGCGTTGCCCGCCAGTTGGCGATACAGCGCGAGACACAATGAAGAAGGTCTGCTGCGACGAGTCTGCCAGCGTTGTCGCGAGGTGGTCGCCCGATCCATCAAACCGCACAACGCTTCTGCCGTTCTGCACTTCTACCTGAAGCGACGGTCTGTTGCCGGAAGTTGATTGAACGCCGTGTCGCCCGTTTCCGCTCTTGTCCTGCCACCTAGCCACCGCACCGCCCGCTGCGACCTGCGAGCCGCCGCTTGTTGCGTCGAACATTGAAGTCGCGTCGTCGCCGTCCAGCCACAGCGCACACCCGGCCAGTTCTGTGGGGCTACTGACAGGAGCGATCTCGTCGCGAGCGGCGCGGTGGACGCCGCTGACGCCCCACTTGGCCGCGAGGTAGGCTTCGACGCGGGCGCGGTCGGCGGTGGAGAGGGCAGTGTTGAAGACTACGATCTCCGCGATCTCTCCATTCCAGAATCCGAATGTTCCGCCAGCCTGCGTCCCGACCGAGACAGAAGATGCCACGTTGTCACTGACGCCAGCCGCCATGTAGGTTGTGTCGGCGGCGTATGTCATTCCGTTGCGAAGGCCGGTCAACGACTGCGCCGTGTGATTGACAACGGCCGATTGAACAAATGCGGCTCCGGCTGTCAGTTCGCCGGATGTGCCGATGACGCTTTCCAGGGTGTCTCCGCCAACGCGACGGCCGCCAATAGACGAGCGGCTATCGGTCTGCCCGGAGCGGAACAGCACCGTTATCCCAACTCCAAATGCAAACCGTTCGCCAGCAGCGACTGTTGCCGTCCGCAGCACCTTGAACACGGTATAGCCTGCGAGGTTTCGGACAACGTCCTGCGCCGCCGTGTTGCCGGTCATCGTCGTTGAGGAACCGTTGAACGTCACAGCACTGCGCGAGTTGATCGCCGTCGCCGTGAGCGTTGGCCGTGCCGTGCCTGTTGCCGTGAAGTCCCTGCCGTTTCCGCTCTTGTCCTTCCACGTTTCGACTAGCGATCCGTTCAGCGTCATGCTCGCCGCCGACGAGTCCGCACCGTCCAACCACAACGCACACCCACTGATCTCCGTAGGCGCACTCACCGCCGTCACCGGCCCCGCATCGGTGGTGTAGAGCGACGAGGCATCCGCGCCGTCCAGCCACAGGGCGAGGCCAGAGATTGAGCGGGGATTGAATCCGCTGCTCGCCGGTCGGAGGGTGCGTGGGGAGAGGGGCATGGCTAACCCTTGACGCAGACGGTCATGGCACAGGTGGTGGCACCGGCGACCACGGGGGCAACGAACGGAAGCGCGAAGCAGGCGTCCGGGATGGGGTGAATGCCCACCGTCAGCGCAGTGGTCACCGCAGATCCGTCGGCGTAGATTTGCACAGGCGTGGCCTCTGGGGCGGCGGAGCCATGCCAGTTGATCTGCGTGGCGCCTCCGGTCGCGGCAATGACAACGCAGCCGCCCGCGAAGTTGCCGAATGCAATCCGCGGCGTGATGGTGTTGGCAGAGCTGGACGCCGTGATGGCGACGGTGTCGCGAAACCGCGTGATCTCGTTCATTTCTTCCTCTTCAGGGCGTGCTTGGAGATAACCATTTCCCGCAGCTCGGCGGTCTTCTTGCCAGGGTGCAGCTTGCGGTAGTGCCGGATGTCGTCTCGGATGATTCGTTCACTCAGGGCAGGGGGCCTCTGCGGGATCTGGGTGCCCTTGTGGCTGACGATTCCCTCCACCGTCAGGTTGCGTTTCTTGGCGACACGCAGGACGTCGGCGGTGGAATCCACCCACGCCTCCGGGTCCCGGTGGGCCCGCTGGTCGGCCAGCCCGCCAACGTAGGTCTTCCCATGAGGGTTAATGCCCGCGGAACGAGCATCGCTGAGAATCCTTTGGGCCTGACGCTTGGGCATGTCGTCCAGCCACTGGTCGTTCAAGCGGCCCTCCATGAACGCCCTGTCCGTTCCACGCGTGCCTGGCGGTGTCTGCGTGGCCACCATGAGGGCCCATCGCTCTCCGTAGGGAAGAGCGCGGGTGTAGGTTTCGACGGCGCCGGAGCCGAGGTCACTGACTTCCTGGGGGACCTGCATTGGGTGCCGGCTCCTGCGGTGGTGGAGGTGGAGGCGGAATCAGGTACTTGGTGACGTCGATGTCCATGGCCCGGCCCCAGTCCTCCAGGAGCGCGTTCATCAGGCCAGGCTGGCCGGCCTGGAGCATGCCCTGGGCAATCGGCGCCATGATCTGGAGGGCCTGGTTGATCTGCTCCACCTTGGTGCCCTTGTTGGGCTTCCGGGCGGATCCGGCCTCCACGCGGAAGTCGAACTCACGCAGGACCTCGTCCGGGTTCATCGCCTGGACATGCATCTGCCAGGCCTGGGCGGCCATCGGGCCCAGGAGCGGCGCGACGTCCTCCGGGTTCACCAGCCACCGTGCCAGGAACGCTTCCTTCCTGGCCAGGGATGACAACGCGTCTTCCAGAGTGTTTGCCATGTCGTCCGGCCTTACAGAGATTTGCTCCGCCTTAGTGACGGCCTCTGCAGCACTCCTAAACTGGTTTCTGGACATGCCATAAACCAGCTCTGTCAAACCGACGCGGCGGTCGAAAAGCTCCGTCACAGCGGCAATGATGCTCCACATGTCGGACGAGACGCCCGGCAGGTTGAACACCGAGATGATGTCGTTGACGTTCCTGCCGATGGCCTCGCTGATCTCAACGATCTTGAACCCGGACTCGTCGGATTCCAGGATCTTGGCCTTGAGGTCGTTGTCCGCAGCCTTGGCCACGCCGATCATGGTGCTGGCCGAGGTGGCGATCTTGGTCGCCATGAAGCTCATCGCGTAGTTGATGAACCTCAGCTCGCCAATACCGGGCTTGATAAGCGAGATGGGGTAGGAATACCCAGGCTTCCCGTGCCACTGGAGGATGGTGCATGGCCAGCCCTCCGGCTCCGCCCAGAACGGGACGGGCCACTGCGCAGCCTGGAACAGCGATGGCGGGATGCCAGTCTCGTCCACTTCCTCCTGCAGGATCTGCGGAGGGATGTTCAGCGGGTACTCCACGCCCTCGCAGACCACCAGGAAGCAGTAGGGCCCAAGGGCGTCGAACTTGCCCCTCAGCTCTTTGTCGCTGTCCTTGAGGCGGTCGCCAAACCCTACCTTGCTGTAGACCTCCCAGTATGTGACGAGGTCCATCGACTTGCCGTTGCGTTGGCGAGTCTTGTAGCCCTGGTCGCCGGCCTTGCTGCGGGAATCGTAGCTCTCCGCAGAGCCCTTGAGGTCTTCTGTGGGAATGCCGAATCGGCCGGACACAAACTCCTTGGAGTGCGTGCGGCGGCGGGCGATCCACTGGATGTCCGCCTGGTCGTCGGCGTCAGGATCCCAGACGACGTTGTCGAACGTCTCAAAGAAGCTCCCGGCAACCCTGATGTCGGACCCGGGCGGCTGGTACAGCTCGGTGAACCAGCACCCGGCTCCCTTGATCAGGGCCTCGTCCACCACCTTGCGGGAGTGCGTCTTGAGGTCCAGTTCGTTGGGGGTGTAGTTCAGGTACTCTTCCAGCAGCTTGGAGATCAGCTGGCGCTTCTCCGACATGAACTGCGTCTGCTGGGTCATCTGCTGATAGAACATCATCCCCGGGTCCGGGGCCATGACGGGCTGCCCGTCAGGCCCAATCACCGGCTGGCCGTCCGGCCCCATCTGCGGCATCGGCGGCTGCGGGAAGATGCCCAGCATCTGCGGAGAGATGATGGGGTACTGCCGCGGCGTGACGTTGCGGGTAGGGTTCCGGTGGTGAATCACGGATCCAAAGAGGCGGACGGCCTCCCAAACCCGGTTCACGGTCATCCGGAAGGCCGGCGGGGCGATCCCCTTAACAAAGCCCTTCTCGCCCCGGGTGTACTCGTTCCGGAACATCCAGGCGTTGTCGCCGTCATAGAACGACATGGCCTCTTCGGCGTCGTCCTGGAACGGCTTCTTGTGCTTGAGGGCTAGATCGATCTTGTCTAGCCACCCTCGCACAATGGGGCGGAGCGGATTTTGGTCGGCCATGGGTATTCCTGCTACTTCTTATTGCCCCCGCTGGACTTCTCCAGGGCGGAAAGCCGCTCGGAGAGCTGGGAGATGCGGGGATCCCGCGGCCGGTGCGACCACGCCCCAAAGGCCTTCAGGTTGGGGTTTTCCAGGGCCGGATCGTCCTTGTGGTGGACGCTGGTGCGGTCCACGCCGCCGTACCCGGGGGACAGCGACCAGCATTCGATGGTGACACGCCCCACCCGGGTGACGAACGCCATGATCGGCTCGGAGTTCTCATGCACGTAGTACAGGACCGTCTCGCCCACGCTCACTTCAGGCATCTGGTAGGACACGCATCACCCCTTTCTGGTAGGACCCAAAACGACATACCCACGCCCGTCATCCCCCTGACGCTTCTTCTTCTCGGCCAGCCACTTTACGTACCAGGGCTCGGCGCCCGGCATCGCTGGGGGGGCGTGATACTGTGGCTCGTAGGCGCAGAGGTACTCCAGGCACTGGACGGCGTGGACCTCGCCGCGAGTGTTGGGCATGTCCGTGATGAACGGACCGTTGTTGCTCTGCACAACCTTCTTCTTGTATCGCTTGATTTCCCGGAGCAGCTCAGGCGTGCCTCCCTCCAGGAACTTCACCCGCGTGCTGCCGTCGCCCTGGATGTGCAGCATCTGCCGCACCAGGTTCGTACGGGCAATGATGTCGTCTGACCCAGGCACAAACTGGTAGCCGCTCATCTGGGCCTTGAGGTTCCGCGTGCGGAGCTGTTCGGAGTACAGGTCGCACGGGAGGCGTCCAGAGCCCAGGTCGCGCAGCGTGCCGCCGTGCATGTCCATGATGAACGCGTAGAAGTGCTGGTCCTGGGCCTTCTTGGCGAACTCCTCGCCCCAGATCAGGGCGTTGCAATTGCGGATGTACAGCTCGTCATAGATCAGCAGGAACTTCTCGTCCGGGGGCACGGCCCCAAACACGCACGCCATGACCGTGTGGCCAGGGTCAATAGCAACATACTTGCACCAGTTGGGCGGTATGCCGCCTGGCAGATCCTCCCGCTTGAGGACATGGACCGTGGGGTTGAACGACGGGTACATCAGGATGGAGTCCTGGGTGAACTCGCCTTCCGCCCGCATGCGAAGCTCGTCCACGCCCAGGGCAGACCACCGGCTGATGTTCTTCTCCTTCTCAGCTTGGTCGATATGGGCGTTATCCAAAAACCTGAAGACGAACTTCTTGATGATGGGGTTTTCTGTGCCAAGCTCGGCCTCGCGGTCGGCACGCTCACACAGACCCAGCAACGCGTCGTTCTTGGAGTGCGGCATTGCAGACCACATCAGGCGGCCCTTGCGGTCTGCGAGACGAGCCTGCATTTCGCCCACCCACGCGGGATTGGAAACGTCCTCGTCCAGGTGGACCAAATCCGCCTGAAATCCCTGGGGAGGCTCACCCTCAGACGAGAAGAAGTTGATCACCCAGCCGTTGGCGAGCGTGACCTTCTGGCAGTAGCCGGCATTCTTCAGCACCCAGGAGGTGTCCACCACGTACCGCGGCGGGATCAGCGGCGGAGCCGGCTTGGCCTCGGCAATGCGATCAGCGTCCTGCACGGGGCGGAACGCACGCCAGTCGCCCGTCTCAAGGTCCTTGATGATCTTGAATGCCCCGGCCTTGAAGAGCATCGGATAGCACACCAGGCCGATGTGCGGCCAGTTCCGGCCAACGATGATCAGGATGCCATCCCGCTCCGGGTACTTGCCGTACGGGTCCTGCCCCGTTGCAGCGCGGGCGTCCTCCACAAAGGTGCTGAGGGACTTTCCGCTGCGGTTGCCGCCAAGGATGATCCGCTCAGAGCATCGCTCGGAGTGCATGGCGTCCTGGTGTGGCATCGGCTCGTACAGCCGCAACGCCTCAATGCGGCGGCTCTTTAGCTCGGCCTGGACTTCCTTGAGAACTCCCAGCGTGTGCTGGGTTAGCGCGGCCTTGATGTCCACCCCGTCAGGCTTGGGCGGATCAGGGATCTTGCGCGGGTGCTTCTTCACGGACCTCCGGCAAGGCTTCGACGGTGATCGTTCGCAGGGTTGCGGCCGTCTCAATCAGCCGCACCCTCAGCTCGTCCTCAAGCTCCTCCTCGCTCCACAGCGTCAGAGGCTTCTTCGCCCCGCCCATCGCGGCGTTGTTCGTCACCAGGCGGACGATGGTTTCCAGCTGCTTTGTCCGGAACGCCCCGCCCGGCGGGCTATCGTAGTACTGCTTCATAAACAGATTGGCGAAGCCCCTGGTCCCGCCCATGTAGTCCAGCAGCGTCTCAAGCAGCTCAGCGCTGTGTGGGATATTCCCACCACCAAGCCTCGCCGCCTTGCAGAACACATCGACCGCGTCTCGCTCAATCTGGTCAAGGCGGTCATCCTTCTTCTGCTTTCGCCTCTTGCGTTCGTAGGCCGTGCGGCAGGCCTTGCACCGCGGGTGACGCTTGCCGTCAGACGCAAGGTGGAACGCCTCGTCCGGCAGGTCCTTCTTGCACTTGACGCAGGTTCTCACGGATTAGCCATCCACACGCTGCCTGCTGTTCGCCAGCCGGAAAACGCCTCGCGAACCGCCTTGCCCACGCCAGGGAAGACGCCGTAGTCATGTCCCGCGATCAGGTGCTGTGCCATGGGCCGCCACATGGCGATGTCCTTCTTGACCGCCTCGTACGTATGCTCGGCGTCGATGTAGACGATGTCGAAATCCGTACCAGTGGCCAGGAAATGCACCGACGCCTCGGCGGAGCTTCCGCGGAACGGCTTGATGCTGCCGGCCTCGCGGTACCTGGCGGTGTTTCGGAGGAACGTCTGGTACGCCGTCTCCGGATCCACTCCGGCTGTGCCGTCGTCATGCCGACTGCCCTGCCAGTGGTCTACGCAATACACCGTGGCCCCTAGGGATGCCATGAGAATTGCGGACCTGCCTGCCCATGATCCGATTTCTGCGATCACGGGATTCCGTTTGTGGGCGTCCTGGAAGTCTTTGATCATCCTCCGGATTGCGTCACAGTCCCGCTCCGGAAGCTCCATGCCAAGACCGTCAAAGGACGACTGCTTCTTGAGCGTGTCCAGCCACTCCGGTGCCTTGAGGTCGCAGAGCTTGACGCCGACTTCATAGTTGCCGGACCAGCAGTCCTTGAGCTTGGCCGACACGCCAGCGGCATCGATGACCTGCGGCTTGCCGACACACTTGGGCTTCCAGTGACCAGCCCACGCATCCCAGTTGCAGTACACCGGGTTGTAGCCCAGCTTCTGCGTGCCGACGAGCGACAGGTCGCGGGTCATGGTGACGTCTTCCGTGGACGCCTTCTCGGCACAGAAGTGGTCCTTCCACTCGTAGTAGAACCACGGCTTGTCGTCCGTCGTCTTGGGCTCCGTGAGCGAGAACGCCCGCATGTCATACATGATCAGCCCGGTGGGCAGTGCGGCGCACTCCTGGATGCCGGCCATCTTGACCGCCGTGTGCCGGTCATACATCTCAAGCTGGAAGTCCGGGCCAGGGTTGTGGCTCTGCATGTTGTTCCAGCGGAACACGTACACGCACTCCACTGGCGGCGGCCCACAGTAGGGGGCGCCGATCACACATGGCCCCTTGGAGTAGTGGTCCACAAAGAAGTCGAAGCTGGTCTGGAAGAATGGCTTCGCGTCAGGTGCGCCAGCGTGAACGTCCGGGTGCATGTCGGAGTCCACCATCACCAGGCAGTCAACACCGTACTCCCGGGCCATGACAACCGCCCTGTTGCGGGTCATGGTGATCGGCGTGTCCGCCAGGTTCCAAACGCGGATCTGGTCGATCCGTGAGTCCCTGGAGAGATCAGCGACCAGCGGAACCATCCACTCCCGGATGTTGGGCACCTCAGACGAGATGCCGCCGTTGCCGCCGTAGGAGAAGGTCACAAAGCCGACGTTGAACTTCTGCTGCATGGAACACCTTGGGGGGAGGGTTCATTAGTGTACTTGCGTACATCTATAGCGTCAACCGGCTAAAAAGCAGCCGTGGGGTTGAGCCTTCTGACCATGTTTCGCTGCTGAGCGGTCAGCTGATCCCACTGCGTGCGATCATCATCAAGAGCAGATGCAAAATTCATAAGGTCGTTGTACTCGCGGTACTCCGGAGATTTGAAACCCCCTTCCCTGAACTTGCCAGCCTTCGCCCTCCGGAGAGCGGCTGTTCGCAGTTCCTCAAGCCGCTTTAGCTTTGCGTCAATGTCCGCCGACTGCGCCTGCTTGCGAGGGGCGTCTTCTTCCATTAACCGCTGAAGTCTCGCCGCATTTTCCGCGGCGCCTTCTGGGGTTGAGCCCCAGATTGTGTTGCCGGTGCGGCCCTTGCCGGTCCTGATTATCGGCTCCGTCCCGTTGCTTGCGTACACCTCAACAGGCTTACCGGACCAATCTAAGACTTGGTACTGACCGTTCGGCATCCTGCGAACCGTGTCGCCCACAAACAGGGACTTGTAGAACGGCAGAGAAGTCAGGTCGGTGACGGCGCTTGGATCAGCCGGCTGCTGGGGGGCAGGCGCGGCGGGCGGAGGAGGCGCTGGAGTGCCGTCCCCAAACCGCGATACGTCATAAGAAACTACGCCACTCACCGGGCTGGGTCGCCAGTTCCACTGCCCGTTACTGTAGGTAACGGCCTTGCCGGTTCCTGGGTCAACGCGGCTGGTGCCCTCGGCCGGCGGCTGATACGCCGCATTGCGATCCGCCTGATCCAACTCTCCCCGCAGCCGGGCCACCGGAGATTTTCCTGGCATCCATCCGGTCCCCGGGCGTGGGGCGATGCCGGTTCCGCCGTACTCCTCGCCGGTCTGCGGGTTGTGCCAGTCCTGAACTACCATGAGCTTGGGGCCGCCCGGGTTTGGGTCGTAGAAGTCTCCAGCAATTTCGCTTATAGATCGCGCGCGACGTTGCGGGGCCCCCTGAGACGGCGGAGCGACCGGGTTTGCTTGGCCGGGCCGGGAAGGAGGCATCATCCCCAGTTCCATCATTTTCTTTCTGGCGTTCTCCGCAGCAGGCCCGTCAGATTTCAGCGCCCAGTCGCGCACGCTAGGCGTGGACAGGTACTCCTTCCAGATGCCTTCCCCGCCGCCGGCGCTCCGGCCGGACCCGCCGCGGCGATCTGGAGGCGCGCCGGACCCGGGCGCTGGCGCCGGGGCAAGTCCACCGTCAGGGCGCATGGGCCAGTTGCCACTGCCGACGCCCTTGGGGTTTGGCATCGGCCGAGGATACGGCGGCATGCCGGGGCCGTCTTGGTCCCTGTCGTCTACCCCGTCGCCGTCTGCATCACGCCAGTCCGCTGTCCTGTACCCGCCGCGGAGTTCTGGAGGCGTGCCGTACCCGGGCGCTGGTCCCTGCTGCCCGCCCATGCCGTACCCGTCGTTCATCGTTCCGCCGGGGTAGTAAGCCTCCGGTGGCGGGGCCATCAGGCCGGAGAAGGACGGCTGGGCAGGCGTGGCGAATGGGTTCTGCCACCCACCGGCAACCATTTCGTTCGCCTGGCCCAGGAGCGCGTTGAAGTCAAGCGGCTGGGGCGGGGGCGGAGCTGCGCCACCCATGTACATTCCGGAGTTGGCGAACATCGGCGCCCTCGCCTCGTTGATCCGTTGGATCAGGGCGTCGCGCTGAGCAAACGCTTGAGACGGGTCGGAGAACTGCTGGCCACCAACACCCACGGCAGACTGCGTGAACGGCACCTGCGGCTGCGCACCGACGGCAGGCGTCTCTCGCGGCGGCGCGGCCTTTTGCTGTCGCGGCATGGGGCCGGGACGCCCGTTGAAGTACGGCGTGCCGCCTGCGAACATGACATCCCCGCCAAACTGCGGCGCGGAGCGCGGGGCACCCTGCTGCTGGTTGTAAGCCTGGAACGGCGTTCCCTGCGAAGGAGGCTGGATGGGCTGGGCACGGCCAGGCGAGTACGAAGACAGGTCCAGGCCCTTGGGCTGGTTGCCTTGCGGCTGCTGGTAGCCCTGCTCAAGCCCGCCAGCGTTTCCCCCAGCCTTCAGCGGGTTAACGCCCGGTCGCCCTGGCTGCTGCCGGATCATCAGCGGTCCTCCTGCTGCTCAGTCACCATGGGGGATCCCTCTGTCATCACCATCCGCAGACGCTCCATGTCCATGCCGGGGACGTCCCGGCGAGCCTCAGCGATGAGCTGCCGGATGAACTCCAGGTTGGGGATGGCGGATTCCATTGCGTAGTCCAGAAACAGGAAAAGCCTCTGACCCAGTTGCCCAGGTCAGAGGCTCCCCCCTTAGCCCCCAAAAGGGCAAGTATCAACTGCGGACGAGATTGACGATGGCGAGGACGTTCTGGGCGGTCGTACCCGCCGAGATCGCCCGGCCGATGTAGCCGTTCTGCAGGAAGGTCGCGGCAGCCGTCTGGGCCTGGCCCGCCGTGGTGGAGTGCGTGCTGGCCGCAGCAGTGAGGGCCACCAGAGCGCTGTCAGCCGCAGCCGTAAGGCCGGGGCCCAGCTTGACCTCCGTCGGACCCTGCACCGTCAGCCAGAACACATCGTTGTTCGCCACGCCAGAGGCCGGCAGCCACTCGTCCACCACGCCGGCCGAGGCCGCGTCGGTCGCAGCGGTGTAGCCGTTGACCTCAGTGAAGCTGCCAGACTTCCACGTGACCACTCGCTTGGGCAGCAGCCGGACGCCGGAGGTGTTCCGGACCGCGACGCACAGCTTGCGGCGATTAGACCGCACGGCGCCAGTCACGGGATTGACGTCCGGGAACTCCTTGAGAGCGCCCACCCAGCTGCCGCCGTCGGCAAGCGTTTCGACGCCGAGAGTCTGGCCAAGACCGAACGGAGGATCATTCAGCAGAGACATTCTTCACTCCTTGGGATCAGGCGTAGTTCTTCCACTTGATAAACGACCGCGGGCTCTTGAACTTGAGGTTGCCCAGCGTGCTTACCACGTACCTATAGCTGTTGGAAATTTCGTCGTAGAAAGGTCCCTCACTGTTGAACATCTGGCCTTCCATGTTCAACAGTTCGACGTTCCCAATCGCCAGACCGTACGCCGTGTTGGCCGGCACGCCGTACTCGGTGCCGATCTCCACGCCGTCGAACTCCACCGTGGTGAAGCCCAGCGACTTCAGGCCGTTCTCCTTGCTGACGATGAACCGCTGCTTGTCCTCGTACGCGTTGAGGAAGTCCGTGTACAGCTTCCGGTCCATGACGATCAGGTCGATGGCGTCTTCCTTGGTGTCGTTCCGCTTGGCCGTGTGGAGGCCCTCGCGGAGCGCCTTGATGCAGTTGGCCGCCCAGGTGGTGCTGCCGAAGAAGTTGCTGGTGTAGTTCACCAGGATCGGAGAGTAGAAGTCATACTCGCTCTCGGCTCGGCCGTAGGGCCAGACGCCTTCAAGCTGCGAGCCGCCGTAATAGCCCAGCTCCGTCGAAAGCCCAGCGTAGGTGTCGTTGGGGTACGCAAACGGATCATCGGCGCTGGCGGAACCACGGTCACCGCCGTTGGTCTTGTGGACCGTGTTGGTGGCGCCCATGAACGACTCAAGGCCGTGATATCGCAGCTCGTTGCCAGCGGAACTGCCGTCGATCCAGACCTCCTGCGCGAGGTACTGTTCGATGCTCGTCTGGAGACGCGAGGCCATCTTGCCGGCGACGTTGATAAGCGCGCTGGTACCGCGGTTCTCCAGAAGCTCCTTGCGGTACAGGACGTCCGTCGCCTGATAGCCCCGGTACTCAAGGCTGGCGTTCTTCCAGAGGTTCTGGCGGCTGAAGGAACGCGGAGTCTCCCCGTTGTTCCCGGTCGGCTTATGCAGCCGGTACGACACCTCCCACTCAACGCCGCGCCCAGCCATGTTCATGCGAACATTGCCGCGCTGTTCGATGGCCGCGAGGACCATGTAACGCCGGAGGCTTGCCACCTCCTCCTCGCGGAGGTAGTTGACAATGGTCGTTGCAATAGAACGCGCGAAGTCAGTCGTACTGGGCATGGTTTAGATCACTCCGTCCTTAACGAGTTGGCCCCGTAGTTGGTCCTCAAACGAACGCTTAGGCTTGGGAGCCCTGGGCTCCGTCGCCCCACCGCTCCTGCTGGGCGCACGCGTGGCACGCTCCCGCAAAAACTGCATGTTCGACTGCTCAACAGGCGACGGGGCGGGGGCCGGCGGCTCCATCGGAGCCTGCATCGGCGGCGGCGCCATCATCTGCTGATACCGCATGTTCAGCAGGTCGCGCTCCAGCATGCTGGTGGCGAATACCCACCGGGCCTGCGGATCAGCGATACCTGACCGAGCTGCTTGATCGATGTAGTGCTGGATGGCGAGCCCCTCGTTGGAGACGCTGCCGTCCTGGTTGTACAGCCAGTCGGAGTTCTGCTGCTCCAGCGACTGTACGTAGTTTTGTGTGGTGTACTGGCCCAGCTGCTGCTGGACGATTTCCTGGGCCTTCTGTTGGACCAGGTCCTCAACGAAAGGCTTGAGGGTGCCTTCCGGATCCGTGACGAACTTCTTGGCGAACTGCGCCGTGTAGGCCTGGTAGGACTTGATCGCGGCCTGCGCGTCCAGCGGAGCATCCTGGGCGATGATCTCGCGGCCAGACTCAGGGTCGCGAACGATGAACTGCTTCCACTCGTCGCGGACCTGCGGCGGATCCCACCACTTGGGCTTCTGCGGCTGCGGCGGAGCGGCGGCCTGCTGCTGAGCGGCCTGCCACTTGCGGAACTGGTCGGCGTTGCGAGCGTACTCCGACGCGTACTCCTGGTACTGCCGGAGCTGCTGCTGGGCCTGACCGAAACCGTGGTAGGTCTGGTACAGGTTGCGAGCGATGGAGACGTCGTCCTGCCCGCGGAACTCAGGCAGCGACTTAAACGCGTCATACACGCTGCCCTGCGGCTGCGGAGACGCTTGCGTATCAGGCGAGTTGTCAACGATCTGCGGGGACGAATCAGACTCAGGGGCTTCCGCTACCTGGGACTGGATGTCTTCGTCGCTCATTACTTTCCTCTCTGACGGCAAAGGGGGTGCCTGAGGAAAGAGTGCCCCGGTGCGTCAATCCGCAAACGGATTTTTCAGCGTTCTGGATTCGCGAACCTGGAACGGCGCTACGGGAGACGCAGCTGCGTGCGGACACTCGGCGTTGCGCGGAGCCTCCGGATCACATCCCCACTGGAGTCGATGAGATACGCAGGCTTTCCCCCGCCGTAGCGAAGCGTTTGTGCCGCCCGCATGCCGCGGCCGATTGGCAGGCCGACGTACGTCAGCGGGTCTGTGCCGATGTCCAGGGCCATCACATTGCCGTCGCTGATCCCTAGGCGACTAGCAGACTCCCGCCAGTCCCGCGGTCCGCCAGGCCTGCCTTCGCCCATTGGCGGATACACAACGCCACCAAGGCCGCTTGCGAGAGATTGCAGTGCGCGGCCGGTGGCTCCAACTGCCTGGCGAGTCTCGTCCTGGCGTGGCCTGTCGGTGTATGGGTCAACCATCCGCCACTCGCCAGTATCAGGGTCCAGCATCTCGCGGGCGTTGTAGTCCTGGGCCGCAAGGATTGCTGCATCCCTGGCTCGCCCCGGGGCCCCAAACACGTAGGAGATCGCATCCAGCGGGAGGCTTGCGGCAACGCCCAGGTGCTGCGTGTACCGCGATGGTGAGTGCGTTGGCGTCGGCTCAAGGGAGCCGTAGTCCTGGGCCGCCCGGTACAGCACCTCCCGCTCGTCCACTGGAGGCCACGGAGATGGGGAGTTCTGCTGTAGGTGGCGGTAAACGCCTCGGTCGCGTTCGATAACGCCCCTGGCAGTTTCCCACGCGTCTGCCTGGGCGCGACGCACACCAGCAATCTGCTCGTCTGTCAGCGGCGTCGGCTCAAAGTATCCGGCCATCGTCAGTACATCAGGGCACGGATGGCCGCGCCGTAGACGTCCGACTGGCTCTTCATCCGCATCAGCTCCTTCTCATGCTCCAGGCGGCGGGCTTCCCGGGCCTGGCTAGCACGGGACCGCATCTCGCCGTCGATGGCGCTGTTGACCTGGCCCGCGGCGGCGCCGAGCTGGCCGAAGTGCTGCCGAGCGCCCATCTGGGCCGTCACCGCTGGGTGGACGCCGCCCATGGAGTCGATGGCGTCTCCTCGCTCGCGGAGCCTGCGGTAGTAATCCTGGGCACGCTGCTGCCCCACAGCAGCCTGCTCGCGACGGATCTGAGCCAAAACGCCTTCGTCTTCGTCCATGGTGGTCCTCCGTTACCTATTGCCCTCTTTCCTCGCACGGCGAATCGCAAGCCGGACGAGCTGCTCTGCTGCCATGGGCACAAACGGCAGCAGGATCTTCTGCCGGGTATGCTCCTCCTGGAGCCAGCCGACGATTGTCTTGGCGTTCTGCTCGCACCAGTCGCAGCCCATGCGATCCATGTGGCTGGCTCGTCGCTCGCACCTGCAGCCCTTGCTGGGCTTCATGCCAAACCACGCCAGCATCTTCTTGAGCTGGGATCCGGCACCGCCGCGTGACAGCGCCGTCGCCCGGGGGATGAGCTGCAGGTCCTCGCGGGTGACCGGCACCCGGCCGCTTTCGATGTGGTCGTACTTGCCGGGGAACCGCTTATGCAGGATGCGGACGTCCACGTAAATCATGGGCACTCCAGCTCCAAGCCCGTGTAGTTGGTGAAGTACGGCAGGGAGTCAAAGAACGGGAAGCAACGATTGTCGCAGCACCTTCCGGGTGCAGAGTCAACCACCGGAGCCCCGCAGATGTCGTTTCCAGGCGTGGACGCTATTGACGAGGCGTACTCAAATGCGTCGTCCTCGTTGTCAAAGTACACATACAGGAAGTCGGCAGGGCACGTTGGATCGTCAATGTTGATGCTGCCTACGATGTAGTAGTAGCAGTCCTCATCCACCTCGCATTCGCCCACACAGCATCTGCATACCATCGCGGCACCTCGGTCTGTCAGCAGTTCCAGGCTCGCCTGGCCTTGAGCGCCATGCGGCTCATCGGTATTCCGGCGGCAGCATGGGCGGCTCCTCCGCCGGAATGTACGTGTGACCGTACTGCCTGATCCAGTCGTTCATGCCGCTCGGCATCGCCCGGTTCGTCGTTTGCTCGCGGTGGTACAACCCTGCACGCCCGTCGCGCGGCCCAGCCAAAACGTCGCGCATCTGCATCATCCGCATCGCCTCGTAGTCGGATTCTGGCTGCAAGGGCGGCTCTTGGGGAAGCAGCGGCCCGACGTACAGGTCGCGCTCCATCGCTTGCCGGTTGAATCGCGGGTCGTTGACAAGTGATCGCAGATGTCGAATAAAATCGCTCATTAGCACCTCCACGCTCGTAGGGACTTGTTGATCCGGCTGTCAGGGTCGTTGGCGGTTTCCTTGCTCGTCAGCTTGCGCTTCATGCCTTCCATCCTGGCACAGAACGAATCTCGGCGAGGCCCGCCCTCCGGCTGAGGCGCCTTGAGGTTCCCGCCAGTCTCACGGTTGTAGGCCGCACGGCCTTTGGCATTGAGCCCGCCGTCTGGGTCCTGGCCTTCCCTGCGTGTCCACGCCGGGGATCGGAGGCGGCGGATGTTGTCCTCACTTGCCACTGAGCTTCTCCCACTGCTTTTGGTCTGGGTAACTCTTGTCCCCAGGTTTGGCGGGCTTTTCGCCGCGCTCACGCCTGGCGTGGATGTTTGCCCACAGGCCCTTGAGCTTGCGGATCTTGTCGCCGTTCTCGTCCATCAGTCCTCCATCCAGTCATCGGAGAAGAGGAAGTAGTAGGGGTCGTCCATCACTCATCCTCCCGGGGCATCATGGCCGGCACGGACAAGAGCCCGCCGTTGCGGATGAAGTTGCGGAGGACCCAGGCTGGAGTCTCGCCCATTCGCAGCCCCTGCTCCGCGGCTGTCGCCTCCACGGCATGCGGGAATGTGGGATCTCCAGACTCCACCCCCGTTACGTGCGCGCCGCCCATCCAGCGGGCCGACTGCAGCTCTGCCGGCGACAGGCCAGCCTGGTCAGCCAGTCGCTGCATCATCCGCTCGGCCACCACGTAGTCGTTCGGCGTTAGCTGGCCCTTGGCGTAGGCCTGCTCCCGCTTGTTCCAGACCTGCGGAACGCCCAGCCGCGCCCCCTCATGTCGGTCGCCGGTCCACGGGGCCAGGTTGCCTCTCAGGTTTTCTCGGAACGAGAGGATCTTGTGGGCCGCCCCAGGCTCAGAAGCGCGATGCAACTGATCGCCCCCAAGGAACCTGCTTGCCCACATCGCATCATTGATGCTGGCCACTGACCCGTACCCCGGCGGAGGCGGGTTGTCTGCAAGCCACTCCTTGGCTGCAGCCTTTGAGTCGATGTCCGACGGCAACAGCCCTTCCAGAGCCTTCTGCCGGTACCAGCTGGCCTTGCGGGTGTTGGACCGCACTGGGGCTGCGGAAGACGACCCAGCCACCATCGCGGTGAACAGGTCGAACTGGCGATTGCCCTCGCCCTCGCCAAGCTCCATGACGAACTGCTGCCGAAGCGGCTCGTTGTGGTACCAGGTGTGCGTACCCTGCTCCATGCCACGCTCAACGTCGCGAAGGATGGTCCTCTTGCGGTTGTTGAATCCGGCCTGGACGTCAGTCAGCGGCAGGCTCGTCTGGTAGCGGGCGATTGGAGACTGCTCCACGCCGACTACCGGAGCGACCTCGCGCATCTCCATCAGGTTCAGGGCAGGGGGGCGGACCTCTCTCAGCTGGCGGATGCGGGCCAGGATCTCATCGGCAGACCTGGCGGACGGCCGGACGGTCCACCTCAGGACGTCGTCAGTGAGAGATGCTGGGTTGGCCATACAGACCAATGCACCCGGCGTCTTGCAACAAACTCAGGCGTGGTTTTCTTACGGCCAGAACCACGCGGCGCTAGAGGGTTGGAAAACTCCGGGCGGGCGACCACGTGGAGGAAAACCACGGGAAAGTAGGAGTTTTTGAAAAGTCCAGGGACAGTTATGACAACCAACCACTCAGGTCTTGGGGGGCCTCCGGGGGTGGCCTCAAGCCCCCCGGCCGTCGCCGCAACCCGTGTCGTTGCAACGGGTTAGCCGTTCGGCCGGTCAAGCACCGCCGAAAGCCGGGCCGCTGGTACGTGGCAAGGCCTGTCGCCACGGGCCCGGGCGGGATGCGGTGCATCGCCTCCCCTAGTCCAGTGTCCCGCGTGCGGTGTCCCGCGTGCGGTCCTGGTCCAGGTGCCGGGCACCGCCTGGTGCCGGTCGTCAGCTTGTCCGCCTGGTGGCGGTCGTCGTTGTACGGTTCCCGTGCTGAGCGGGCACGGGTCGCCCGCGGGTCGCCTGTCCGTCGCCTCCGACGGCTACCCCCCGCGGTAGGCTCGCCCGGTGCGGCCTGCTCATGGGCACGGCGGCGGGCGTCTGCGGTCTGCCGCTGGTCGCGGCGTGTACGGTCCCCCGGGCCGCGGGTGGGTCGCCTGTCTGGCGCTCTCTCACCCGCAGCCCGGTACGCTCAGCGACCGGCGTAGTACTCGGCCAGTTGGTCGCGGTAGTGGTCAAGGTCCGGCCCCTCCCGCCACACTGGGCCCGTACGGGCCGCGAGCGTGGCGTCAAGGTTGGGATCGGTCGCCAGCCGTGCGAAGCGGGCCCCTGCCACGGGCGTGGGCGTGGCCGGTCCGCTCCCGTAGACGCTGGGGGTGTGTCCCGGTTCGGCAAGGGCCCCCGGTCCGATCCCGTGAGCGGCGTGGATGCGGTCCACCGGCACCCCCAGCCGGTCCGCGTCGTCCGCCATGTCCGCGGGGCTGGGCGTTGTGCTGCGGCCCAGTGCCACGTTGACCACGTGGGCGTCCGCCTCGGCCTGTACCCCCTTCGTCTGCCTGTAGTTCGCCCGGTTGGCGTCCGGGTCCAGCACAATCCACCCGCGGCGCTTCGCGAGGCCTACCATCCCCCACGCCGCATGGGCGGGGCCGTCCACCTGCTTACGGTAGGGTTTGGTGCGCTTCAGGATCGACAGCATGGCATGCTGCGCCATGTCTTCGGCTCTGGCGTGGTCGATGCCTGCCTTGATGGCCTGCGATGCGACGATGCCACGGGCACGGGTCCACTCGGCGGCGGGGGCGTCTGCGAACATGGTTCATATCCTCTGGGGTTTGGCTGCGGTGACTGCCGCAGCATGTGGGGATTGTAAGCGGTGGGGGTGGGTGGTGTCAAGTTACAATGTCGCAAGGCCCGGTGTCATACCCTCCGCCACTGCCACGTATGTACCACGCGACCGGCATCGTCCCGCATTGTAACGGCCATAGTCGCGGGGCGTCCGGCCTTGGTGATGCCTGCCCATACGTACCGGGCGTAGGCCAACGCGGCGGGTACGTGGGGCTGTCGGCTGGTGCGGTACCCTGCGATCCGGCGGTGGGCGGTGCGTGTCTCGGTCTGGCATTCGATCTGGAACATGGGGACGGCTCCTGAGGGGGTGATACTCGCAGCCTCCCCCGGCACGGGCCCGGGGGAGGTTCGCGAGGGCCACCCGGTCAGGTCTTGCTCGCGAGCCGGTCGCCATTGGCGACCATGTAGGCGGTGATCGCCTGCACGTTGCTGGGGTCCAGCAGCCGTTCCCACTGGCTGCGGTAGAGCGTGACCGGGAACCGGCCCAGCCCGTAGACGCTGAGAGCGCCCTTTTCGCTCACCTTGTAACTGATGCGCTGTCCGGCGGCGGCGGCAGCCTTGAGCGTGGCCAGTTCGGCCCGCAGGGCCTCAAGTTCGGCGGCGGCGGTGTTGTCATTGGCGGGGCGGGGCATGGCATCGATCCTCTGAGTGTGTGACGTTCGGCGGCGGCGACGTTGCCACCGTTTCCCGTCACCATCACGTACAGCGGCGCACATTTCTTTTTCGTAAGGTTCCGCCGCCGCTGTACATGTAGACGACGAGCGGCGGCGGCGTCCACGCGACGCAAACTCAAGCCCCGCCTGTACTTGCGGCTGGCATGCTGCCGGCCTTCCCACGGATTCCCCCCTTCCCGGGGGTTCCCAGTAGGCCCCCCCTGGGGGTGCCTCGTCGGTGCGGACAGCGGTTGGGGCTACCAGTCGGTGCGGACAGCACAAGGAGTTACACCCATGGCTTACAAGATTGCGACGATCCTCCAGTCTGGCGAGGGCAATGCCAAGGTTTCCCACCATGGCACAGAGTACAAGGTGTTTACCATCTCTCTGGCCTCGTCTGACTCATCTGGCCACAACGTATGCCCCAGGGCATTACGCCGGTCTGTCATGCAGTCCATGCTTGACGATGGCATGGACATCCATGAGATCGGCCAGTGGGCTAACAAGCGTGGCCTGTCTGTCTGCTCCGGGCCCTGTGTCACTTGGGAGGCAGGGCGGGGCAGGACTGATGCCGTGCGTGAGGCCAGGATCAACCTGACCAACTGGCTGTTTGAGAACCCCCGTGGGTTCAAGGCGGCCCTGCTACGGCAGATGCATGGCCTGACCAAGTATCACACCGGGCAGCACATCGCCTGCCGGCCTGACCTGGACTCTGACGTCAAGTGGGAGAAGATCGCCCCGGAGATGTTCGACTATCCGTGGCAGTTCTGGGACTACACCAAGCTGTCTGAGCGTCTTGGCAGCGTCCCTGCCAACTACCACCTGACCTACTCCTACAACGACGGCACTACGGCCAAGGACTGGGAGCGTGTCTACCGCACCAAGTCCAGTATCGCCGTAGTGTTCGACTCCCTGTGGAACCCATGGGGCAACAAGTTTGGCTACCTGCCCTCCCATTGGCGTGATCCCAACGGGAAGGTCTGGCGTGTTGTTGACGGGGATCGGCAGGAACTTCGGTTTCTTGACCCCACTGACGTCTGCGTTGGGCTTAGGCTCAAGGGCGACGAAGACAAGCGTGAGGATGCTTGCGAGGCGGAGTTTGCCGTGCCGTCCGGCCGTGACGGTGTTGGGGACATCCATCCGGCGGATGCCCCTGAGAACTACTACCTTTTGGCTTAGGAGAAACCATGCACCGGGAAATCGCTGAACAGTGGATCGCTGCCCTGCGGTCCGGAAAGTACGAGCAGGGCCGCAACACCTTGCGTGACGGAGATTCCTTCTGCTGCCTTGGCGTGCTGTGCGACCTGTATGGCGCAACCTGGATTGAGCCCGGCGAGGATGCCGGGTGGATCTGCAAGGCAGGCAACAGCGAGACAGCAGTTCTGCCTAACGAAGTGCGTGAGTGGGCTGGCCTTATCGACGCTAACCCGCAAGTCACAATGCTTCATACCATTGCGGAACTCAACGACGGGGTCCTTGGCAGCCACAAGCCGTGGAGTTTCGACCGCATCGCCAACCTGATCGAAGAGAAGTGGAGTGCCCTGTGAGATACAGCGTTCGCATTGCCCCGCAGTACGAGGTCCGGTTCATCCGGCCCTCGCAAGTCCACTATGTCAGCGTGTGCTGGCATGCGTCCCGGGCCTACGGCTCCAGCCGGCATGAGCGCCTGCTGTACGTGGTCCGACATTTCGTCCGCAAGTTTCCTGAGTACGAAGGCCGTGCCACTGCCGTCTACAAGGACGTCTGTGGCCTTCTGGAGAACGTCTGATGGCACTGGATGAACTTGACGCACGCTCCCTGTCTGACCTGGACGAAGGCCGGGCAGTGGTTGTCCTGGGAGTGGACGGGACGACATGGGACACCATCGAAGGGTGCCAGGTCCGCATCTACTCCAACGACGAAGACTGGGACGTCAACGACGGCCCCATGGGTTACCGCGTCATCGACCTAGACGTACTTGTCCGACACTTCATCAAGACCAACCCCCTGAGGAACGCATGAAACTCCCCACGGCTATCGCCAAACTTGTCAACTGGACCGACCGTGACTCCAGCCGGTACGCCCTTGGTGGCGTTCGCATCGGACGCTCGTCCGGGCAGTGCTTTGCCGAGGCTACCGACGGCAGGCGCCTTGCCCTTGTGGAGTGGGCCGAGAAGGGCGGCGAGTTCGACGCCATCCTGAGCGGCCGGGAACTGGGCAAGGCAGCCCGTGCTTCCAAGCGGCAGAAGCCTGAGGTCACAGAGAAGGTCGAACACACGCCGATGGTGATCGACCCATTCGGCCACAAGAGTCAGGCACCGACGGCCACCGTGGCCGTCAACGGGCAGCCTGTCCCTGTGGTGGATGGCCGCTGGCCCAAGACTGAGGAGCTGTTCGACCCGTCCCGCAGGGGTCCGCAGACTGCGAAGTTCTCCTCCGCAGGGCTGAGGAACCTGGCCCGCCGTACGCCCGTCAAGGTGGGCGAGACGACGGTCCTGCTGGACGTCAACTACCTCAACGACCTGGCCGACGCCATGGACGCATGCAACTGCGGCACCGTGACGATGCACGCCAGCGACGGTCAGTCGCAGGTGCTGTGCGAGGGCGACAGCGAGGCGGTCCGGCTGGCTGCGATCCTCATGCCGATGGCAGCCGACTGACCCAGTGATAGACTGAGTGTGGGGCAGCGGCTTCGGCCGCTCCTCTGGGGCCCCCGCCGGGGAAAAAGACTTAAGTACCCGGCGGGGGTTTTTTCGTATCCTGTTCGACACCTGTACGGAGGTACACCTCAGGAGATCGATGAGTGAAGACCATCGTCCACGTTAACCAGCACGTGATCCGTTCCAACCAGAAGACCGGCGAGCGTGAGCCGGTGCTGACCGTGAAGACCTACAAGGACAACCGCTACGCCCACTCTGTGCGGATAGACGGCCCTTGTGTTGTGCGATATGAGCCGGATGCCCCGCTCTCCTGCGGTGCCCGGGTGTGGATCGAAACCGACAGCAAGGTGGAGGTGGAGGGGTGAGCGGCTACTACTACATCCGTCTGGACGTTGTCATGCGTGACTGTCGCAGCGCCACTGACGCCGTAACCCAACTGATTCGGCTGATGCCTAACAAGCCAGACGAAACCACTGCCTTCATGGAGTCATGGGCGGTGGAGTCTGTGTCCACCCCTGAGGCGACGGTGTTTGACCGTTGCTGCGGTCTTGCCGAGGAGGAGCTTGAGGCCATGCTTAGCACCGCAGAGAGGGACGCCTAGTGCCACGCTCCATCCCTTACCAGCTAAGCATCGACTGGGCCATGCTGGAAGAGCAGAAGGACTACCTGCTGCACCTGATCGACGCTGACTGCCGTGCCCCTGCCGGGCTGACAAAGTACGGGCCGTACTGCCACGGCGATCACCCGCTGGACGGCCTGGTGCAACTGATCGACGCCATCCAAGACGCCGGAGATGCTGCCGGCGAGAAGGTTTACGAGGAGGAGGAGGCATGAAGCCGTCGGAAGCGTGGGACCTGGTAGGCGAAGCGAACGACCTGCTGGAGAAAGTGCGAGAGGCGTTTCCGTGCGAGCGTTGCGACGGCGAAGGAGAAGACTACCCGGGGCACATCTACCACCCGTGCTACGAGTGCGATGGAACCGGACACCAAATCCCTGACGAGGAGGACGAGTGACCAACGAGCAGTTCATCTTCGCCAACTTCAAGGGCCATGACTGGACTGATCTCGGCGTCGATGGCATTGCCCCGTACCGCGTCTGGCGGATTGCGGGCAGCCGGAAGCGGCGTGTCATGGGGTGGAGCGACTGGAAGTTCTCTGGCCCCACGCCGGAGAGGATTCCTCAGGTGATCTTCATGGTCACCACGGAAACCATGGACCCCATCCAGAAGTTCCTGAAACTGCGTGATGCGAAAGAGTTTGCGTACCTATTGGCCACCGGGCAGGAGGACTGATGCTGACTGGAGATAAGCGACTGGCCCAGCAGGGCATGAGAGCGTGTCGATCATTCGCCACGGCCGACGAGATCACCAACGACCAGGGCGCCGTGATGGAAACTCTGGTGGTCAGCATCATGCACCTGTGCGACCAAGAGGGGGTGGACCCATACGAGTTCATGCGTAACTGCATGCAGAAGTTCTACGAAACCCTTGTGGAGGAGGATGGCGAATGAGCCTGGACTGGACGACATCAAAGTGCAACCCGCCGGCGCCGCAGACGGACCAAGAGAAGGACGACCGCACCGCACTGATTTGGGGCAGCCTGTGCGTTGGGCTGAGCAGCATCAAGGAGTCCAACGTGGAGGAGTGGGTGTGGAGGATGTGGCACCAGAAGAAAACACTGGACCACATCTACCTGGGCGAGGGCACCACGCCGGACGATCTTCGCAAGTGGGTGACGCGATGGATTGGGCTCGGCACCAACGCTCCCAACCAGACGCGGACGCAATGGCTGAAGCGAGTGAGCGAGGCACTGGCCCGTGAGACAGACCGTGACGTCAGGAAGCAAGAACCCCAGGCCGTGTGAGTGGGGCCGGCATGAGTGGGTGGATAGTCCATCCACTCGCCGGCCGGGGTGGGTAGATACCCGCTGCCGCACGTGCGGCAAGCCGCTTGGACTACGCCCAGGCGACAAAGACCTATTACCCAGGACCGGGCAGCGTGGGCCCGGTGGAACGTGGAGGGGCAATGCCCAAGACAACCAGCATCCTTGACGGCATCAACGACGAGGCTCTCGCCTTTCGCAGGGCCCAGTCCCAGTACGACGAGGTGTTTCGCGGCTTCCTTATGACGACGCCTCGCCTGTCGCCGGAACACTTCTGGCCCATGCTGGACGCGTTTCGGTTGACGGTACTGCGCACCGTGATGCTCCGCGAGAAGGTGGCCGAGGCTGCGGCCAATGAGTTCATGCGTGACGCGAAGGTCAACAAGGGCCCAGGCGGCCTGGCTGCGGCCGTGCATTTCGCCATCTCCTACCGGGACTTCGTCCGCAAGGCGTACTCCGGTGGAGACAAGTGCGGTTTCGGATTCGACCGCGGCGACGACGGGTACAGCGATCTCATGGATGCCGTCGTCATGCTGGGCCGGGAGTTCAACGAGCGTCTGTACGAGGGTGACTTCTTCAGCCTCGCTGAGTTCGGCCAGGCTGTCATGGACGCCTGCTGCAACAGCGTAACGGAGCGTGACTTCCCGTTCCAGTATGCGGATGACCCTGTCGGCAACCGCACATCGCTGGCGGGCAGGCTCCGCAAGTTTGTCCTGCATGGAGAGAACTACTTCAGCATGTCGCTGGAGGAGGCAGCCCAGAAATGGATTGCCCTCGCTGCGTCCGATGCCGCCAAGGAGAACGACTGATGCCATACCCTGACTCTGAATACCCCAGCATCCTGCGGGGGAGAGGCAAGCGTGAGAGCCAGCGGTTGCTGGCGGCTGCGCCGGATTTGTTAGCGGCCCTGCACGGTGTCATGCACTGGGCCGGGTGTGAGTGCAAGTCCCTTGAGCGGGACACGCCGCTGCATGACGAGGCCCCGCTGTGCGATTACTGCGTGGCCCAGGCCGCCATTGCCAAAGCAGAAGGGAGGGAGTGATGCGATACATCGTCACTGAGACTCGCACCTACTCGGTTGACGCCCCATCCGAGGAGGCTGTGCGTGTTGTTCTTTCCCTTGCCGAGGGCGTCGGGGAACTCGTCGTTACGGAGGACGACCAATGTTCGGAAAAGCAAAAGGGGAGGGAGTGATGGCAGCGATTCAAGGCAAGTGGTATGCGGCACCCAACGGGCATGACGCATACCCTGCGGATCCAGATACCGTGCGGTTCGTCTATGCAGACCAGCCGGACGGTGAGCGGTACATCGTCGCGAAGGTGTGGGCGGACGGCGAGGACTATGAGTCCAACGCCCGGCTGGTGGCTGCGGCACCGGACCTGATGGCGGCGTGCGAGGAACTGCTGATCTACCTGGGCGACTGGGATGATCCTGAGAACGACACCTGTGTGCGAGCGAGAGAGGCGTTGGCCAAGGCAAAAGGAGTCAAGCTGTGACGCATACCAAGGGGCCATGGGTTGCCGCAGACGCAGAGTGGATCATGTCTCAGCGGACTGGCATGGGGTTCCGATACTTCCCAGTGCGTGGCGAGGGCCAAACGTGGGACATCTGCAACGTGTTTGCGGACGAGGACGACGACGAGATGCAGGCTAACGTGCGGCTGATAACTAACGCACCGGACATGCTTGAGGCCCTGTGCGAGGTCCGCGATGCACTCGCCGCATTGGACTGGGAGGGCGACGAGAACTGGCGTCACTGGGACGCCACAAAGGTTGACCAACTACTTGCCAGTACACGGCAGGCAGTGAACCGTACCATCAAACTCACCAAGGAAGGGAGGTCCGATGCATGACGCTGAGCTGGTAGCGCTGATCGTCCGGCTGATTCTGGTGCTGGCAGGCAAGCTGATGCTGGCCATCAACTGAGGTTTTGCCCGTGCCTGAGTGAAGTTTCGGTGACTTCGGTCGCTTGAGTTTATTGATCGCCGTAGCCTCGCCGGTACGGCACTGACTTGGTTTGCCCAGTCGGCAGCGTGCTGACTGGGTTTTCTTTTTTCTAGGAGGTTCCCATGACTGGCCTGATTGTCCACGCTGGCGGCAAGGTGGTTGACCGCAACGACATCGACGCTGTCCCCGTTCCGGGCAGCACCCACACCTGGACCCCTGTCGCCCACGGTGACGTCGTTCGCATGGTCGAACGCTCCCTCACCACCAGCGGCATGGAGATCACCGACTCGTCCTTCGCCCTCTCTGCCGGCGGGGCCCGGATGTTCGGCGTGATCACGCTGGGTGGCGGCACGGACTATGCCACCGTCGTCGGATTGCGTAACTCCCATGACAAGTCCTTCCCCGTGTCGTTCTGCCTGGGTTCCCGGGTGTTCGTCTGCGACAACCTGGCCTTCTCCGCCGAGGTGGTCGTCAAGACCAAGCACTCCCGCCTGGTGCTGGACCGCCTGCCTCGCCTCGTCAACGAGGGGGTTGCCAAGCTGATCGATCAGCGCGGCCACCAGCACAAGCGGATCGAAGCCTACAAGACCATTGAGGTCAAGGGGCTGTCGCACCTGCATGACCTGACGCTGCGGGCGTACCGTGCCGGTGCGATCCCGGCCCGGGCGATTGCTGATGTTCTCAACGAGTACGACAGCCCCCGTCACCCGGAGTTCCAGGAGCCCACCCTGTGGTCCTTCTTCAACTCCGTGACGGAGGTTCTCAAGGAGTACGGCGATCTGCCCCGCCGGACCCAGCGGCTGCACGGCGTGGCCGATGCGGAGTGCGGCAGTGTGCTTCTCGCGGTCTGAGTTCTTTCCATCCCCCAGCAAGGAGGTTCCCTATGTCCAGGCGATATGACAAGACGGCGTTCATCGCGGCGTACCACCAGGCGTACCTTGAGGGCAGAACTGCGGAGCAACTGGCGGCGGACCTTGGCGTCCCCTCCGGCACGGTCCACAGCCGGGCCCACTACCTGCGTGACAATGGCCTTCGCATGCCACGCTTGCGGCGCAAGCTGGCGGCGAAGCCGGTCCAGGTGCGTGAGCCCACGTTGGGCGATGAGTTGGAGTTCGACACGGCGTTCCTGCACAAGCCCGTCAAGGTGATTGTGCATCCGCCGGTTTCGTTCACCATCACCATCACCCTGGAGGGCGTCGATGCTGCCGTCTAAGGTCGTCCTGGAACTGAGCCCGGGGGAGTTTGCGTACCTGCTCCGCACCGTGGAGCGGGACATTGCGGATGCCCAGGAAATCCTGCTGGTGGAGGACTGCGACTCCACCCAGGATGAACTGGGCCATGCCGTGCGGATGCAGCGGTTGCTGCAGCGGGTGGAGCAGGCGCAGGTCTACACCCACTGATCGATGGTCGGTAAAATCTCACCTCCGGAGGGCCTATGGATTTCTCATCAATCACCCCTGACGACTGCATGCACAAGGTTTCCATGGAGGTAGCCGACGAGTTGCGGGAATCCCTCCGCAACATGTACGTAGGCATGTACCAGCAGAGCGAAACCCTGGACGGTGCCATGCCAAACGTGGTGCTGACAGGGTTCACGCTCCTGTGGTTGGAGTCCGTACACGCCGTGTTTGGCACGGCCGATTACGAGACTGCCATCACCCTTCTCAAGAGCATTCGCCCCTCTGAGAAGGCGGTTTCCCTGGAGATGAAGCGGGCCGCCGGAGACTTCCTCCGCCGGTCGCGTTGGCTGCCCAAGAAGCGGAGGACCAAGTGAGGTACCAGGAATACATCATCGGCCGGGAGCTTGGGCCTCGTCGCTATGACTTGCGCCAGTTCAGCGTGCCCGTCCACCAGGTAGACGGCAAGTGGGTGCCGGCAGGTGAGCCGTTTGAGGAGACGCACCTGACGGACCACCTGTCGATGATGATCTCCGTCGATGAGTTCCAGATCCACACCGACAACACGTGCGGCAAACTTGACGACATGCCGTGCCCTGCCGGGTGGAAGGTGATGACCCGCGAGTGGCTACCAGACGACTACACGCCACCCACCCAGGAGGAAGTTGACCAGCGTACAAAAGACGCCATCGACAAACTCCGCCAGATGGGGGTGTGGCGTGATCCATCCTGAGGTTGTGTTCGCCCTGATCGTCGGAGTCCTGATCTTCTTTGGCACAACACCGAGGCACTGATGGCAAAGGTATGGGGATACGTTCGCGTCAGCACCGACGACCAGGAGAACTCCGCACAGAACCAGGTGGAGATGATCAAGGAGCGGGCGGCCAAGGAGGGCCTGCCTCTCGCTCACATCTACGTGGACGAGGACGTCACCGGAAAGATCCCACTCCGCAACCGCCCGCAGGGTCGGCTGTTGTGGGATGCCATGGAGCCCGGCGATGTCCTGTTCTTCTTCCGCGTGGACCGCACGTTCCGTTCGGTGCGTGACGCCACCGACACGGTCCACACCTGGCTGGACAAGGGCATCAGCCCCGTGATCTTGGACCTGGGGATCGACCTGCGGACGCCTGCCGGCCGCCTGTTTTTCCACCAGCTCGCCTCTTTCGCGGAGTTTGAGAGGGAGATGATTGGCCAGCGGGTAAGGGAGGTCCACTCTTATTTAAGGAAGCACGGGCTGCCACGCGGCAACCGCCCTTACGGCTGGCAACGCGACCGGCCTGGGAAGGGGGCGAGGTTTGTGCCCCTGGATTCCGAGCGGCAACTGGCCGAGCGGGTGGTTGCGATGCGGGAGGAGGGGATGTCTTACGCCCGGATCGCCTGGGCCCTGATGCGGGAGCGGGTGACGAAGCCGGGGAAGTCTCCGAGCGACAAGGGGAAGGGCGTTTGGTATTCGATCTCGGAGATCCACGGGCTGGCCAACGCTCATCTTCAGGGATACCCAATCGTCCCGCGACGTCACGTGCGAGCCGGCGGGACGCAAGAGATGCCGAGCGAATGTTGAGCGAGAACTGCTCACTCATGTCCACAATCCTGGCCTTGCCGATAAACCGGGCCTCCGCCATCCGACGGTCCCGGTCCGGCATGCCTGCGATTGCGTCGCTGAGGTGGTCTATTTCGTCCGTAACGCCCATGTCGGACTCCGCCGCGTCCATGCCCACCCGCTCGCCCGGGGCCTTGGTGAGCCTCCGTATGGCCTTGAGCATGGCGTTCAGGATTGCCCTGGCAAAATACTTCTTGGGGTAGGGGAGCAGGGCAGGGTTGTACGTGCGGGCAGCCCGGCACATGGCTAGGTAACCCTCGCCCTCCAGGTCCGGGATGAGCGCACCCCGTTGCCAAGCCGGGCGGCTCTGGACGAAGTAACGGGCCGCCGTCGCGACCAGGTCGTAGTACTCAGTGACGAGTTGCTGCTGCCGCTTGGAGAGCTTGGATTGCCTGCTCATGGTGGTCCAGTCTGGCCTGAGTCTCCCTCACAAACTCAGGCATGCCCTCCATGGCGTGCGCGATGAGCGCAACCTTGGCGTGGATCGACATGGCCCAGGGCACCACGGCGATCAGGACTGTCAGTGCGATCAGCATCTCGTCAGTACTCATTCCCTACACCCTCCGCGATCATCTCCAACATCCCGCCAGCCGCCTCGTCCGGCAGCTTTCCCTTCCTGGTATCAGCCATGATCCTGCGGACAGCGTCTGGCCACTCGGCCGGCGGGAACTGGTAGACCCACGCCTCGTTGTCCCCAAACGCCGTCAGCCTGATCACGGTTTTTTCGGACACTTTCCGTCCGGGCAGTCGTCGGAAACCCTTTCCGTGCATGGGCAGTTCGTCCAGTTTTGGTTGTCGCCGGTCCTCACCTTACCAGTGCCCTTGCAGAGGCTGCAGTTCTTCAGCGGCGGCTTAGGGGCGGGCTTGGCTTCCTCCATCTGGGCGACGATGGCCGCCTGGACAGCGACGAGGGCGACGTAATCCGGCGTGTAGTCATTAATGAACATCAAATCCTCCCTATGGTTCCGAGATCCGGGAGCGTCTGGGGCGGGTATCCCTGGACGTCGGAGTACGCCCACGCATCCTCCGCCTCAATGCACGTGGCGTAGCCGGCATCGTCGGTGACGATCATGCCTGGCACCTGGGGCGGGTAGTCCGCCGGCCAGTTGGGCACGGGCGTGTTCCACGCCGCCCAGCTATTGGCTATGAACCAGACGCGGAACGGCCAGAAGGTATGAGTGTCGTCATAACCTACGGTCGCCATGTCATGGGCCCAGCCCGGAGACGAACGCGGGTGGATGTTCTTCGCCCCCGGCTTGCTGCTCCACGCAGCCATCTGCCCGGAGTGGATGCCGTACCCGTTGTACAGGGCGTCCATCGCATCATCCATGCTCTTGACGAGAGCTATGGTGCCAACCTTGTTCCGGTTGCACAGCGTCTGAACGTCTGGCGGAACGCCCCCGTTCCTGCCCCAGCGTGTTCCGATCTGGCCATCGTATTTGGTCAGGTCCACCACGCCCGGGAAGTTGTCCCGCGGCATGAAGCCAACGTCACGCTCAAACCGGCTGGCCCTGGCGGGGCTCATGCCCTCGCCGCCGTGGCCGCGAGCCCCGTACGTGGGCTCCGTTGCAGTCCGCCTGAACCAGGAGAACGGCGACCCGTGTACCAAAAGTGATACAGCGCGAGTGCAATCCCTGGCGTTCCGGCTACCGTGGGAAACACAGTCTCCAACAGTTTGCCTTTCGGTAAAGGCAGCGGGGTCCAGCTTCAGGACATAGCCCCACAGCAAGGCACGCTTGCCCTTGCCAGAGTTGGTGGTGGAGAAGTACCTGACCGGATTGGTAGCCAGGAAGTCATCCCGGTCCTTCATCGACGGCAAGTAGCCGGCGAATCCGCCGGCCTCGTATGCCCTTACCAGTTCGGCAGAGCTGTTGAACAGATCCTCATCTTCCGGCATCTGCGGCAACCTCCTCCAGGGCCTTGACTAGGGAGGCCCTCTTGTCAGGCGACAACGCCACATCGTCCTTGCCAATCGCCTTGACCAGGACGTCTTCGATGGCCACATCTAGGCCGGCGTACTTACCGGGGAGGTCGGTGCCCTTGAACGCCAGGTCCAACGCGTTGGCGTTGGTCGTCCGGAACTTCCCCACCGTGGTGATGATGCGGTCGTCACGCCTGATCACATCCGCAAGCGAGGCGTAATACGCGCGGACGCGAGCCTTGTCCTGCTTGCTCGCTGACTTGAGGACCGCAGCCACCTTGCTCTGCTCCACGGCCGGCACGTTCACCGCAGCGGTGGGGAGAAACGCCGCCAGCAGCAGGCCCACGGCGACAATGCCGAGCAGGTTCTTGCCGAGGGCGGCGGGCGTCATCTTGCTGATCAGCGGCCAGGCGTAGACCAGGGCCACGCATGCGGAAACGATCACGGCTGCGATTTGGTAGGGGGTCATACGATTGCCTTGTGGGAATGCTCCAGGGCGGTCGAAGGATTGATCAGCCCCCAGCCGTACAGGTGGTCATGGCCGGGATCCCCAGCGTCCACGCTGGTGTTCTTGATGACTGCATGCGCCTTGCCTGATCGCGGCGGCGGCATCTGCGGGATCGCCAGGGCCATGACGCCGGCAACAAACGGCGCCGCCATGCTGGTGCCTGACAGAGTGGCGTACCCTCCGCCCAGCCAACAGGAGGTGATCTCCTCGCCAGGGGCTGCGACGTCGATCTCCCGGCCGCGGCAGGAGAACTCGCACACACCACCGTCGCGGCCAACGGCACCGACGGCAATGGCTTCCTCATAGGCTGCGGGGTAGGACACCCGCCCGCCGTCGTTCCCTGCGGCACAGACCAGGATCATCCCTGCCTTGTCCGCAGCACGCACCGCTTCGGTCAGCTCCTCCGTGCGGACAGGAGCCCCAAGGCTCATCACGCAGATGTCGCACTTGGCCTCAATGGCGAACAGGATTGCTCTGGCGACAGACTCCAGCGACCCGGCGCCGTTGTTGTTCAGCACCTTGCAGCTGATGATCTCGGCCTGCGGGGCAACCCCAGTCATGGGCCCGCGGGCAGCGATGACACCAGCCACGTGGGTCCCGTGGCCGTTGGTGTCCGACGCAGAGCAATCCTTCGTAAAGTTGCGATGATCCTTGACAACGCCAATCAGGGCAGGGTGGCTATCGTCCACCCCCGTATCCAGCACGGCCACCCGCACGCCGGCCCCCTGGTGACGACTCCAGAGGGCCGGCAGACCGTACGCGGAAATGGACCAGTCCAGGCCTGAGGAGGGCAAGGCCTGTGCGACTGCTTCTACGCGGTACGGCGGCAGGTGAACGAGCATCACTCATCCCTGGACACAAGGACACGGATGAGCGACGTCACAATCGGAGCCACCACGTTCAGGAGGATCGGCAGGGCGATCCCCAGGCTCTGGATCTTGGCCAGGTCTTCCTGGGCCTCCTCCTCCGTGATGGCCTGGGCTTGGGCCTGGAACAGAGGGAAGGTTTCGATGACGGGCAGCAGAGACTTGGCCACCAGGTAGACGATCTCCAGCTTCTCCGACAGCGTCGCCTCCGCCCACTTGGCGACGATGGCACTGATCTCACGCAGGACGCTTACGTTCTGCAGCAGCCAGCGAACGACAACAAACTTGTCAACCATGCTTTCTCCTCTCGCAGGCAATGGCGACCACCGCGTGGCCGGCAATGTCCATCAGGGTCTTCTGTCTAGTAATTGTCTCCAACGGCCCTCTGAGCCGCCGGGTTTTTTCACCGATCCGGGCCGCCTGGTAACGCCAGGCTTCGATGCCGTCCTGCTCCACACCCAGGGCGTTTTCCAGGGGGTCCTGGCCGCAGCCGTAGTAGTCCCGCTTCCTTGTCAGCAGCCGGTACAGCTCGTCGCACAGCTCCCGGTACGGGTCACCAGTGGACGTCACGGCTGGCGCTGACGATCCGGCCGTATTCGGCCCAGAAGCTAGCGGTATGCGGGTCTTCGTCGTCGGTGCAAAGGTACGCAGTTCTTGCATGGGCCCATTCCTCACAGCAGGTGTCGATAAAACTGTCAGCTCCACACGTATTGGCAATGCAGATGACGCCACGGTTTTCCTCCTCGTCAAACGAAAAGTAACCCAGCATGTCAGGCATGCTTTTGGGCGGCCTCAGGTAGCACCTCAGGGGGAACGGAACCGGAAACCTCCGCTGCGCCCACCTCCGAAACCGCCTGAGCAGCAGCCTCCGCCAATCGCTGGACGAACTCATAAAGACGCTCCGCCGGCAGGGTTACCAACCATGGCGACCGGCTCTTCCTGTGCAGCACCACCGGGACCGCGGAGCCGGCGTCCTCCTGGGCCTGCTGCATCCAGGCTCGGATGGACTCCCGCTCCACAAACTTGACCTCCCAGTGAATGCCCTCAATGTCCACGCTGATATCCGCAGAGTCCGTTCCGCCCTGGTACTGGACGCCCCTGCGGGCAGGAGTTTCCAGCCGGAGCGCCGCCGTCAGGGCCTTGGCGGCGTCCCTCTCCCCTCGTTTTCCTTTCTCACGCTGGCTGCGGCTCACTTGAGCCTCACAAACAGGGGGCCGTTCTCCCCCACGTACGCGCCCAAGGTATTGAACGACAGGTACTCCTCCGCCTCTTCCTGGGTCATGCCTGATTCCACAAGGATTTGCTCGCATTTGGCCAGGTCATACACCGCCACCACCGGGTGGTGATGGTTGGCGGTGCGGCCGATGTAGGCATCCTCAAGCCCGTCCGCCAGGAGGGCGTCAGGGTTCTCGTCCTCCAGGTCCCAGTCATCTTCGTTGCGGGTTGCGATCATGGCTTCCTTGCCCAGCTGAGATTGGCCTGCCTCTCGTCCATGTAAAACGCATGAGGCTCCTCAGGCTCATAGCCCAGGTGCTTCTTGTGTCTCAGGGACGCCAGGTAGGACGGGTCATAGTTCTCTGGATCCGACTGCTGCTTAGCCCACAGCATTGTACCTTTGTACAGTGGTGGGTAGTTCCCCGCAAGTTGTCCGTCATGCAGAACGTCATGGCACCTCCCGCAAGTCCGGAGGTAATTGCGAATGTCATGCTTGCGGCCAGCGCCCCCCTGCAGGTGGTGAACCTCCAGGCTTCTCCTGCCGTCTGACTCCGGCCACCAGCACACCGCACAGCAGCGGTGAAGCTGGATCCACTCCTCCAGCGCCGCCTTCTCAGCCTTGGTCATCCGTGCCATAAGCTCTCCGCTGCGCAGACCCCTTCCCCGCTGAGAGGCACTGGTGACTCTCAGGTGGCCTTGTGGCCGCCGACGGTTGCCTTATCCTTAGGCTCTCAGCTATCGACCGGGACGCAGGGGGTTGCTGGATCTAGTACCAGCGCGTTGCCCGGGTTTCGCGCAACCGTCAGCCTCTTTGTGCGGACTAGCCGCTCCTGCCATAGGGCAGGCGTGTGTTTATGCTCGCGCTTTTGGTTAACTGCCGGCGGGTGCTGCGAGAAAATGAACCGCCTCATGCGTCTCTGTATCACCGTGGCCTGGTCACGCAAGCGAACTTTCCAGTTCACCCACTCTTGCCCGCAAAGAACCAACCTGGGCCTTCTGCTCGGCAAGCAGATCCTCTAGCTCGCGGATGCGAAACTGAGCCTCGCCAAGAGCCCCGGCCGCCAGCTTGAGCAGGCTGCGAGGGTCATGGTCCGAGGCGAACGGATCGGTGTAGCACTTGAGCAGGGTTGTGATCAGAGTCTCTGTGTTCATATGCACCTTTCCACTGGCACCTTAGGGTGCGGTATGTCGTACATTTCGTTCCCCATGACGCGGATCTCGGCCGCATCAACATGCACCACCTGGCCGTCAGCGAAATGCTGCACCACCCACACGCTGTTAAGGTGCGGGCCGTAGTCAATCACCAGCAGGGCGAAGCCCTCCCCCAGCGGCGTTGCCACCCAGATCGGCGGGTTTAGCTGCAGCATCATCCTTGATACCCCTGAGCATGTTGATCTCTCGGCATGCCGCCGCCGCCGATGCGGCGTAGCTGTCGATGACAGTGTGTAGCCGCGCAAGCTCCGCGGCAGCCTCATCCATCAGGTCGCTGGCGGGTTCGGCGTCCACCGCGTGGGACCATCGGCGGAGCTTGTTAATCAGGTATTCCCTGGGCATCTTTGCACCTGTTGCAGGTTTCGGTTTTGCGAGTCACGTTCTTGCTACCTGCCGCTGCCGGCGACAGGAGTGATATGCAGCACTCGGTAACGCCGTGTCTCGCGTCACGCGGCCGTGCGGCGCGGAATCGGCGGGGTGATATGCAGCACGGGGGACGCTATCGAGAACCGCATACTCA